ATTCTGACTTTTAGATAATCTGTGGTTAGATGGGTGTTATCTAGTTCGTCAAGAGTCCAATCCCCGTTCGCCCCGACCTTCATTCCCTTCAAGAACTTCTGGAGCTTTTCCCAAGTGATAGTGCCTTTTGCGGTGTCATCGTTTATCTTTGAGATGAAGTGCTTACTTCCCTCTGTCGCAACCTGATTCTTGACCTGTGTAGTTGTCAAGCCTGCACCTGTTCCGCCATTTCCACTTTGGAGCGACGATATCTGTTGCTGAATTTTCTGGATAGTTCCAACCTCCTTATCCTCGCGAAGAGTTATATCGTAGGTAGGAATCTTACCATCTTCTTCCTTGATTGTGAGCTGATCTATGGATATTACACCGCCAATTCTGAGGTCAGTATCCTCAAACTCCATCAAGTCTCCGGCTTTGAGCGTATCATGAAGACTCTTGATAACTCCTGTAGTATCCTTTTCAGCAAGATCATGCTGTCTTGCCATGAAAATCTCATCAACCTTAGGCTGATAGACGTACCTTGTGTAGTCGTTCTTGTCAATGAATGCTATGGCGTATTTAAGGAGCTTCAGAGACGCAGCATTGACATACGAATCAGGAAGTGTGATGCCGGTAAGAACGAAATGGTCGCCATTCTTGATAGGGTAGTCCTTGTATGGGAACCACAGCTCAAGAGCGTCGTCCTTTACTCTTTCAATAGTAAGCCTCCATCTTCCATCAATCTTGGTTGAGGATGCTACCTTGAATGTTCGTCCGCCACACATACCATCCTTCATCGAGATGGAGAAGTCGTCATCCTTTAAGTCGTTGATATCAAAGTCGATAGCCTTTTTAAGATAGATATCAACATTCTTTACGGTTTCATTATCGCCAAATCTTCCGTCATCATCAGGAGCCACGCCCTCATCAATCTCATCAACACGTACGCCACCGATTTCCATCTCCTCGATAGTAGGGTAGATTTCAATAACTCCATTTGTCTTATCATCTGTTTCAAAGAACTGCGATGCAGAACGAAGGCCAATCTGCTCGATGTTGATAGAATCGATGTATGGCCTGTGCGGATCTGTGGAGAATTTATGCTGTCTCCCGGTAGGATTCACGTACTTCTTCTCTTCATTCGTGAGTGAGTTATAGAAATCGCTCAGCGATACATGAGGGAATCCAGGCAACATAAGTCTATTGATGGACATGTTGTTCGGAAGATTCTTTGCATACTCCTTCATAGATGAAGGAACAGCCTTCTTGTTGAGACCGGACGTGATATACATCTTTTTATTTCCGGCCTTGACCTGCGCAATAAACGCATCAAGCTTCTCCTTTGATTCCTCATCTCCGGTGTCAGTCTGTGTTCCCTTCAGCTCAGAATAGAATCTACATTTTTTAGAGTCGTATGTCTGTGTTACATAACCGGTAATCTCAGTCTTGAAATCAAATGTAACCTTAAGTACCCAACCGAAAGACTGTTCGCCAGTTTCTCCAGAAACAATATACTTTCTCGGATTCTTGAAATATGTCTCTATATAATCGAGGTCCAGTTCAAGTGTAACATTCGTGCTGGCCCCGACGACTTTCGTGATGTTCGCCACGTACTTGACACCTAGGTCCGCATAGTAGTGAGAAGGAAGATTCTTCTCGGAACCATAAGCTCTCAATCTCGTAACGACACTCTGATCGGAATCAGCGTTCTGAACAATCTCATAGAGTCCATTGCCGAGTCCGTACTTGAAGATATGATTAGCCTGTATTCCGGTAGTACCGACATAGATGTTTCTTCCTCTGACGATGAAGTTTATGTCCCACTTCTCGTTCACAAGCGCAAGGGCTTGCCAACAGGTCTGCGAATCCACTGTAATGGACATCGATTCGATGACGTTATCGTCGGTTTTCTCACCATAAACCGACAACCACTCACTTTCAAGGGCTCCACGCTGAACGGAACGGTCCTTGTTTCGGGAGTAAATCTTCCAAAGACCTGCACCAATCTGCTCGTTTAAGCATGCCTGGATTCTGTCTAGCAAATCATCCAAAGTCTGTACATAGAATGGGAATTTCGGCAGGGCAGTGTAGTGAAGCTCGTTATCGTTCAATACCACATCGAGGAACTCTGCCCTGGCAAGCTCATCCTGCAATGCATTGAACTTTACGCTGTCATATACGAAGCCCTCACCGTAGGTGTCAGGTCTTGCCTGCTTATCTTTGCCCGGCTCGTAGTTGAGCTCGAATCGCTCGCCACGATAGACAATATAGTCGCCTATCTGAAAGTTGATAGGCACTTCATGCTTGAAGTTGATAGTCAAAAAGCACTCACCCATCCAGGAATCAGAGTACTCCAATCCATGAACGGTTATCTGCTCTCCGTTAACGTCTGTCAGCTTCGAGCCATCCTTATGATAAATATTCCAAGCGCTCATCTGTATGCTATACTAAATTTGAAATATTGCCCTGTGTATCCTTAATCGGCTTAATATCAGTAACAGGGTCGTTAAACTTGAAAGTAATAGAGAGGACTAGCAAGTCCTCGTTATCCGGATCCCTATATAGGTTTGGATCAATATCCTTAAGTCTTACATGCTGTCTTCCGATTCTATTGAAGTCGCAATACATCTTCATCATGCCTGACTTGCGGATGTAATCAATAAAAGCCTTACATTTCTCGTTAGCGCCGAAAGCCTCGCCGTAGAACATAAACTTAACCTTATTCTCGTAGGCTGCCATATAAAGTCCATCCTTTCCGATATATTCGTCATCACCATGCTCATCGTGCCACTCCCTTTTCGGTGGTTCCTTGACAGAATCACAAGGCTTGAACTGACTCTCGCTAACGTACATACCGAAGTCGGCGATGGAGTCCTTCACCTCGTTCCCATCGCCTTCCTTCTGCATGTATATCCTGAAATAATCTTTCATACCTTAAATCAACTTTTTACAATTGCAAATATACAAAATATTGCATAAATATGCAAGTGATATTCGATTAAAAATGTATAAATATACAAAAGAGGGCACAGTTATAAGTCCGCGCCCCCGATTATTACTTCATCTTCAATGATTTTGTTCCGTTAAGAACTCTATTGAAGTTGTCGTTATACTCAACGAATATACTTTCAATCCTCTCGGCCGCATCCGCATTGCGTAACGTATTTCGAGCAATCGTATTAAGCTGAGACAACTGCGACTTCGCAATCTCGCTCATCTCCGGATAATACTTAGCTTGTTCTGCTCTCATGACAGAGCAATCGAGCCTAATTGCGTTGAGGTATGAGGCAATCAAGTCTCCTGTTTCCTCCGTAATACTCTTAATGGAATTTCTAGAAGAAGAACTGCTATTATCTGACCATCCGTAAGTTTTCTTAAGGTAATCTCTCGTTGCCTCGATTTGCTTTGAGAGTTCATCTGTGCTGTTCTTTACGTCGGCATACTCGGCTCCTGTGTATTCTGAAATAACATTTCCGTTGGAATCCTTAATCTTGTCATCATTCTCTGCGTACCCCTGAGTCTTCTTCAGAAGGGCCTTGATTTTGTCTCCATATGTATTCTCAATCATGGAGTTCAAGATGGCGTCCTTTAATTTTCCTTCAAAGCCATCCACCAAGTCTTCATACCCATTGGCCATAGTTGACATTGCGTCGCCCCAGGAAGACACCAAGTCAGAGAACTTGTTACCGGTCAGTTTCTCTGTAAGAGCCTCAATTATGTCATCGGCCTTCTCGCCATACTGAATGAGCTTTTCCAGGTAATCTCTGAAATCTGAGTCCATGTTAGCCCAAAGGCCAGTGTAATCCTTCTTAATCTTCGACAATGTATCAGCGTTCATGTTGAGCATGTCTTCCATTCCGTTGAACTGGACTCCGTACTTCGAAGAGATTTCTCCGGCAACATCACGCCAGTTCTGACCATTGTACTTATAGGAACCCTTCCACATTCTATATTTGATAGAGTGGGAGCCAGCTGACGCACCGGCATTGAGCCTCTTCTGCGCGATAACCTTAGTCTGCTCAATCTCCGCCTTAAGCATTTCCTGGGCTTCCTTTGATGCCTCTGTAGCCTCTGTACCCCAATGGATGTTCATGTACTCAGTCTTCTTGGAGATGAGAGAATCCCAAATTGAGGTCAGGTTGTCGTACTCAGCCTTCGCCTTGTTGTAGCTGCTGTAGTCTGCACCGAACGCCTTGATGAGCGAGCCGCCAATGCTCAACGCTGCGGAAGCGGCTGCTGCGTATGGACCAGCACCTTTGAGGAACCCGAGACCCTTCATTTTGCCGAGGGTATCAAAAGCCCCGGCTGTACTTGCTGCCGAAGAGAATGCGCCTGATGCTCCACCTACAATTTGGCCAAGGATTGAATCCTCTTCGCCCATAGCCTTGAATAGATTGATTACCGGGTCAAGAACCGTGCTGAGCGCCTGTATCTTCGTCGCAAGTTCAGAAATGGCCTTAGACGAGTCTGCGTATGCTGACTGCTGATCATTCTTCAGGCTCGCCTTGGTTCTTACGCCGCCAGCGATTCCGAGTCTCGAAGCCTCCTCCTTGCTGACGAATATCTTCGCGGTATCATCCATGCCGCCAAGACGCTCATTTATGAACTTTCCGATAGCCTTACCGCGATTCACCCCTCCGAAGATGAAGCCGAACGGGTTTCTGCTAATCTGCTCATTTCTGAGCTTATCCAAAGCGTCCCTCAACTGTTTGATAGATTCTACAGACAAACCGGTAGTCATTGAGAACTGGTCAATCTTCTCAATCATTGAGTCGATTGTAGCGGAAGAAACCCTATCGAGGTCATCAAAGATAGCAACCCAATCAGATTCCTGCTTGAACTGCTCGAACTGAAGCTTTGCCACATTCTCGTTGTGAGTTTTTGTGGCTCCGGCCTTGGCTCTATCTCTCATCTTCGGGTCTTCGATGCCCTTGATGAGCTCAAGCTGTCTCTCGTATTTGCGGTTTTCATCCTCAATCTGTTGTGCGATGGTTGCATTCTTTTCAATAAGACTAGCCATCAGGTCGATGGTCTCCTTCTTGATCTTGTTGTTCTCATCTTCCAGTTTCTTGCGGATATCGTAAACACGAGTCTCCTCGCCATACTTATCCTTGACATTTTCAAGACTCATTCCCTTAACCTCGTCCGTAGTCAAGTTAAGGCCGGACTGAATGTTGTCGTGCTTTACCGCAATATCGAGCTGCTCCTCCAGGAACCTCTTGTATGTATCAAACTGAACAGTTCCTCCGAAAGCTATGTTCTCTGAACCCTTCTTGTTTCCTGTCAGCTCATATATCTTCTTGTATGTCTCATACTGCTCAGATATAGTATCAAGCTGCTTATTGAGTACATTCAGTTCGTCTCTGCGCTGGTCTTCGAGAAGTTTTCGGTTTTCAGTTTGAATGCCAGCCTTCTCGTTTGCAGCATAGTCCAATCTCTCCCTTGTTGAGGCCGGGAGAGTCTTCAAGAGTTCTTTGATAGAGGTCTCATAATTGGTGTAGTCGGAGATAGGGAACCTCTTTTTATCATTGAATATAACCTCAAACTCTCCGTCATTAGCAAGCTGACCAAGAGCACCTTCTCCATAAAGCTCCTTAAACTTCTTGATTTCAGCATACATCTTCTTGTATAAGTCGATGCGCTTCCTCAAATCTTCAAGAGCCTTATCTGTCTGCGCGCCTGTTGACCTACGGCCACCGGTTTTCTTGTTTTTCTTCTTGTCGTCACCAGTAAACCATTCGCCCCAGTTATCATGATAAGCCTGCATCTTAAGTTCGTACTCCTTCTGCTTCTGTGTAAACTCATCGAGAGAAAGATTGCCCAGCGCAAGCATCTTCTTTCTGGTGTTGAGTTCCTTTTTGGCAGCAGTAATGTCCGACTCTGCGTTGCTCTTTGCTTTATCGTAGTCGTCTCCGGCATCCTTTCCCCAACTCTTGACGTACTTGTTCTTCTCATGGTAGTCGTAACCACTACCCTTGAGATTCTTTTCGAGCTGCTGAGTGAGATCCGAGTCATCGTTCCTGAATACGAGATGAATGACAGCCTCGAATCTATCAGCCGCAAGCATTCGCTTCAATGCGTCTGATGCAAAAGGATAGTCTTTCTGAACCTGAGCCGCAGCATCTTTCATCATGTTTGAAACCTGGACCTTCTCTGCATCTGTCAATTCCTGGTTGTTGCGAATCTTGTCACCAATCCAAGGAAACGAAGTGTTTACTGCGTTATCGAGAGCATCCTTGAATTTATTCTCGTAGAAGCCAGTTTCAACACCCATCGCATTAAGAACGTCAGCACGGAACTGATCAGAAACATCCTGGTTCCATCCCTGCTTTGCAAAGAATGACGAAAGAATCTGGTTAGCCTTACCCTGCAACTTCGGGCTGTTGCTAATATCTCCAAGCTCATCAATGAGATAATCGCGCATGGCTTTCACCTCATCCTTATACTTTTCCTCCCAGGAGTTGAAGCTAGCGAAGTCGGATTGGGTGGCATTAATCATATTCGCCTTTGCGGATGCTGAAGAGAATGCTTCTGCTATCTCCTTTGCAGAAGACAGCTTCTCGTCGAATCCCTTGTATGTACCCTCGTCCGAAAGAGATTTCTGAGTACTCTCCTCAACCTGCTTGAGAAGAATGAGCTGTTCTTTGAGATACTTAAGTCTGTCCTCATTCGATTTCTTTTCGAGAAGGCTCATAGTGAAAGCATTCTCCTTTTCAGGAGCAATCTCCTTAAGCTTTTCCTTATATGCGTCAATGAGGTTTTCTATCTCTTTCTCATCGCCGTCCTTAATGGCTTTATCTGCATCGTTATCGCGAAGGAACTCGCCGATCTGAGTGTACCTGTCTTTCAGTTCGTCAGCCGTAGTCTCCATATCCTGTTTCAGCTGCTGATGCTTCTGCCAGTAGTATGCAAAGATTGCAGATCCGGCAGATATAGCTATTCCTGGAAGACCACCAAGAAAACCGATGATAGAACTGAATCCGGACTTCAAGCCTCCGAGAAGCAAGCCTCCTGCTGCTCCCCATTTGCTAGGGCTAGCCAATCCCTTCAGAAATCCACCAAGGGAGATTCTGTTTACCTGACCCTCCTGTTTGGTGAGAGCCATACCTTGCTTGTACATCTCCTTGGTTATCTGACCGGTAACATACAAGCGTCTTAGTTCAGCTTTTGTTATCGCATTTGCCTTTGCGAGTGCCTGGATATCCTGAATTCGAATCTGATTTTTATACTGAAGAATCTGTTTCTCTACAGGAGTTATTTTCTCACCACGCAAGAGCTTAAGTTCTGCTTCTTTCGCAATATTCCCCTTTGAGTTCAGTATTCTCTTTCCAATGCCGCCTTCCAGGATCTTAACTCCACGCATAAGAGCCGGCCCGGCGAATGCAGCAACCATAGCAGGACCCAAGACGTGAATCTGCTGCACGAGATTGGTAACAACATCAAGTATGCCCTTGAAGGTTCCACCTATAACATTCTTACCGTTAGCAAAGTCGGCAAGCATGATTTCCCAGGCATCCTTCAGTTTATTGTAGCGTCCGAGCAAAGTCTCACTCAGAACCTGCTGCATATTATAGAACTGACCACCTGCATCAGTCATCTGCCAGAAGATAGACTTTACGTCATCAAAGCTAACATCTCGGCTTGAAATTCTGGTCTTAATCTCTGATGTTGAGACATTTCGCCCCTCTTGCTTAGAGTAGAACTCTGATAACTTTTCAAGCAGAGGAATACCGGCATAGGCAATCTGACGAAGCTCCTTGCCATCTAGCCAACCACGAGCCTGAACCTGACCAAACGCCAATGCGATACGGTCAAAGCTAACACCAAGACCGGAAGACATATCCGCAAGCCTCTTGGTTGTGTCATAGAGCTGGTCGTACTCAACTCCATACGCAGCCAACTGCTTAACGTCTCGGTTCAACTCAGAGAACGTAAATGGCGAATTAAGAGCGAGTTCCTTAATCTGGTTAAACATTGTGTTCGCGTTCTGCATATCACCAAGGATTGACTGGAGAGCGATATGCTGCTTCTCCATCTCACCACCAGTTGTGATGATGCTCATAGCGAACTGCTGTGCGCCGAACACAAGACCTCCCTGCAAGAAAAGTGACTTCAAATCCTGCACGGTTGAATTCAGCTTTCCTGCATGACTGTTGGCTCTCTCGAAGCCGCGGACCAAATCAGACTGAACCTTTGCAGCCGTCTGAGCAATCTCCTGCTGACGCTTCTGTTCAAGCTCGATACCTTTCTGAACCTCTTGGTTTACTGCTTTCTGATCTTGAAGAACCCTAGAAGCTAATGTGGTATCGTGGCCACTACCGATATTGCCAAGCATACCGAGGCTATCCTTCCAGTTCTCTGAATTAAGTCTTCCCTTGATATTTATAAGGGCTCTCATTAAAGAAAGAAGTCTGTTAATCTCGGCTTCAGCTTTACTAACATCTGCTCCGACAGAAATTCCTCGGCTGTATTCAGAGCGAAGCTGGCGAACCTTATTGCCGAGAGAATCGTATCGGCGTTCGGTGTTCTTCAAATCATTCTGGCGTTGCCTCTCTGCCTCTTTTGCCTCGCGTGCTGCGTCCTTTATAACCTTTGCATAAGTATTTGCTTTATCTATAGCATTAAGATACCCGGAACTCTTTACGACATCAGTTGCAGTGAGTCCTGTGATAGGATGAATACCTCTGTTATTCCTGATCTGTTCTAATTCAGTTCTGTATTTAGACAGCTCTGACAACGACTGACGTATGTTGTTCGTTGAATCGACGCCAAACATCTGTATGCCTTCACCATGGCGTTTGTTGATTTCGTCAATAATAGAAGATAACTTATAAAGTTCTCTCTCTGCCTTGTTTGCCTCAGTTGCAACGCTGTTAGGAAATATGTTGAATCCAGCACCTTCCTTGGACACCTCTCCGAGTATGCGGCCTATTTTGTACAATCCGTCCTGGACAGACTCCAACTGCTGGAGTTTTTTCGAACTGAAGAAATCTTCGCTTGAAAATACGCCAATATTACGACGTAATTCTTTAACGAAGTTGTTTAGCTTTTCAAAACTACGACCTCCCTTATCTCCAATACCTTTTGTTGCTTCGGATATTGCTTCCAAAGCATTCTGTGCCTGCTTACCAGTAGAATCAACCTTGTTTAATTCTCTGATAATCTTTTTGGTTTCCTCTTCAATTCTCGATTTTAGAGTGAGCGAGAAACTGAGGTCTCCCATATTTCCACCTGCCATATCCTGAATATTTTTAAATTAGAGTTTATTGTTTAAGTAATCAGCAAGACTTATCTTCTTGCCAACGAGGATTCCCTCATTCTTCTTTTTCTCCATCCACCTGTCGTAGAGGTCATCCATCTCCTTCTTGGTATGCTTCTTCGGACCGCCTTCCTTCTTGGTCTTTGGATAGACGACAAGAGGCTGGTCTGCAACCATGAGGTCAATCTGCGCCGATGAATAGCCCCACCAGTAGTCGTAGGCTGCGATGAAGTACTTACGCTGAAAGAGGAAACCGAACTTCTCTGCTAGTGAGAAGGCAGCTCCCCAGCTGGTTCTGCTTGGATAGCTTTTGCTTCGCTCCTCGTCATCGTCATCATCACGTCCGTCATCCCGGTCGCTAATATGGTAGCCAGTGAGAATGCGTTCGATGGAATTTTTTTTTTAGAAACATCGAGGACTCTCAGAACCTCGGCCACGTCCACATCCTTGATGTAGTAGAGCCAGCGCCAATAAATCCAATACAGGAATCGTATCTTCCAGATGTTGTTGAGAAGGATGCAGACGCAAATCTTGACGTTGCGCTTCCATTCGTTCTTCTCCTTAGCCCTGATATGAGAACACCTGCTCATGGTTCCCTTGCGAAGCCAGCCGAGCTTGTGCTTCTTTCCACGGAACACGAACTCGGTAGGCTCGTCGTGCAGCACGCTATCAAGCAACTCCTGCAAGTCCACTGAAGGCTGCTCAATTTTCTTTTCTTCTGCCATGATTGTATGCTATTAAATGAAGAAGGGCGGCACGGCTGTTGATTAGTCTGCCGCCCTACGGTTTGTTATCCTGAATCTAATTACCTAAAGAAGCCTTTACTTGATTAACCGCCAATGCCTGGTTCACCAGCAGCTGGAGCCTTAGTAAGCCAAGCGATGCTGCGCTTACCTGCACCCTCGATAGAACCTGAGAACTTAAACGCAACAGGCTCAGTACCAGAGTTATCCCACTGCAAGGTAGCGTAGAGAGCGATGTTGGTAATAACCATGAGGTTCTCCTTCTCGTCGTCAACGATAACGATAGTGCCCTTGATCTTGAACTTCTTAGGCTCAACAGCGATACCTGTAAAGCCGGTAGTAGCGTCGAGAGTAGCGTCACCTGTATCCTTCAGGGTAACCTTGGTCAGCTCGGTGATAGCATCCTCACCAAACATAATTGTCAGCAAGTCCTTTGCCTTTGAAGGAACAACGAACTCTACGTTGAAGTCGCCAAGCTCTGCGGTAGTTGCCCAGTCGCCTGCAAGACCGATAACCTTGTAGTGGTTGATGGTTGGGGCATCCATAGTCGCCTTCAGCGAGTCAACGGTAACCGGAAGCTCAACCTCTGGGGTGATGTCAACTGTAGCCTTGCTCAAATCGGTAATAGCCTTTGAGTAGAGCAGAGTTTTAGGACCATTGAAAATGTCCTTCATCTTGTCAATAGTTGTCATAGCCATAATCTAAAATATTTTAAATTGTTATACCTGAATACTTATTTCGTGCGTAACCTTCCCTGTATGATTGTCACGGAAAAACCTGCGCCATCGTCTGTCTGTAGTGTTATACGAGGATTGGAAACAATGAGATTTTTTGTGGAGATTGGAAATCTGTCCATAATCTCCTGGACTTTCTCGTCAACGCTAGATACATCAAGTGTGTGCGGGTTGCTTGCCGAATTCTTATCGCGCACATACAATTCGATTTGAGCTATAGTGGTGAAATCATTGTAAACTCCACTTGAGTTCATCTCGTTATTGTAGATACTAGATGGGAAGTATACCACGATGTAGCTGTTGATTTTCGTATCAACTGCTTTTGGTCGGCTCCGGGAGTAGAGCTTGTCACAAATCCCCTTCATTGCATTGCCGACATCGAAATATAGAGTCTTAATACTAACCATATCTTACATCGTTCTAAAGTATCTAACCAAATATTCTCTAAGAGAGGTAATCACGTCGTGACCTCTCTTAACCTCGACAAACTTAGCGTAATCCACACCGGCAACAAGGAGCATCTGCCATGTGGCATCGTACTTTCCTTTGTTGTGCTCCCTGGAAACAAGTTCATCCCACGCCGCGTTTGGACCATATTCACCACCTTCTCCGTATTCACCCTTGTAAGGTCTCCTTCCGCTGTCTTTGAAGGAGAATGAACTGCGATAATACTTATCGAGGTTGTATCTCTCTCCGGCAGCAAGGGTTACTCGGGTTGGCTCTGGGCCTGGAGCATAATGAATCGACTGCAATGAGCCGTTGTAATATGTACCGATGGCTGTTGACTTGTACAAGTTACCGGTTACGTCATCATAGTTTCGAGACTTGTCAGCAGCCTTCATTGTCATTTCAGCCGCATGGTCCATCTTCTGCTGCATCTTTGCTACAGCCATCTGACGGATTTTCTTCTCGACCTGTAAAAACTGGCCTGATAAACTTGTCATAATCTAAACCCTTGTCAAATTCCAATATACAACAGTCCTATTATTATCCGGTTCGCAGTCCTTAACCATACCTACCTCGGTGTTGTTGCCGACAGTGGAGTAGATGGTGTCGCCGTCAAGAGGACATCTGTCAGCATCCCATTCGTCATATCTGACCGGAATCGATGCCTTCCTCTTGTTCTGGTCGACGTTCTTGTCTCCCTCTGTAGTGGTATCTGTGTAACTGCGTCCTTCGCCATAGTAGAGAATGATTTCCTTGTCCTCGCCAACTGGAGCATCATCATCGGCAAACGGGTCATCAGGGTCGGCTTTTCCGACGACCTTCCTCACGATCTTGATGATGTGAGGGTATCTTGGATTTCTGATGTTTTCCTTTTCCATACGCCTTATTTGATGATGTGAGGGAGAGGTTCTCCCCAAGGAGAATAATTCGCCCTCTTTACTCCGTGGGAGGTCACCCGGAAGGTGGACTTCTTCTTGAGCATCGAATCAGGCTCCAGCTCTGCATAGATAGCGTTAGCCTCTGCCTTCATCTCGCTCCTGTCGTTGTCCGACATGTCATAGCCACCTCCCGAATGAGTCCATCCGTTATCGGAATCGGAGGTGTTGTTCACCTTGCTCGGACCAAGAACAAACCATTTCAGCATGTCGGCATAGGCAAGTCTTACCTTGTCCTTGTCGCAGGCTTCGAGGTCGATACCATTTTCAAGCTCCCTGTCGTGCATGATGCCCAACAGAGCCTTCATCGGCATCTCGAACTTCACCTTATTAATAAGGTAGTCGTTCACAGTGTAAATGTTCATCTCCGAATCCATAGTCATACAATCTAGTTACGTTAATAGTTCCAAGACCGAAATTAATCAGTCTTGGTAATGTCCATAATGCAATGGTCTGGGAAGTCGATGAGAGCTGGGCAAGCAGAGAACATGATGTCTGTGTGCCATTCCATGTACTTACCGTTAGGAACTACTGAGTTCATGAGCAGACCGAGACCATCGTTAGTTGTACCGAACACGGTAGAGATAGCCTTGTTACCAGCATACTCAATCAACTTACGATCGAGACTGTCTGTGCGCTCGAACTCACAAGCATCACCGGCAGGACGGAGAACAACGATGTTGTCAGCCCAACCCTGCTTGTACTCATCGGTTGTATGAGTTAGGTTGCGCTCCTTCTCGGTCACAATCTCGATAGGAGATACACCCTCGAAGTCAACGAATGCCTGGATGAACTGTTCCTTGCTGATAGGCATTGTCTTGGTAGAGGCAATGTAGTTCAGCTGGCGGTAATTGGTAACAAGCTCGCGAACCTCTGCGTTCTTCAAGAATACATTGTAGAATGTATTGCGAGTCATCTGCCATACCAAAGCACCATCGAAACCACCGCGTGTCTCACGATACTTGGCTTCCTTCTCCTTCATGTAGGTAAGGATGGTAGCAGTAGGGTCAGCCCACTTCTTAGCACCACCATTGATGAAGTTGTCGCCATACTCGATAGGGTCGATAGCCTTGTGCAGTGGAGTGGAGATACCACGACCAATGCCGGAGTAGTCAATCTTACCGGTAGACATCAACTGAGCGGTCATAAAGTTCATTGTCGCATCAACAGAGTCGATACGGGTCTGAACCTCATCAGACCAGTCTGCCAAGATATCGGCATCGTTACCGAATTCCTCGAACTGTTTGATGCGTGCGTAACGCTCAACTGCGGTCTCAACATAACCAGGAGTGATGAAGTCCGGAATAGAAGCGGTGTACCACTTGTGTCCGTTCTTGTCCATCTGGTTAGAATCGCCGAGAGGAGCACGGAGGTCAGCCATAGGAGCTGCCTTCAGCTTACGAGCCTTAACGTTGAATGTTGCCAAGCCATAGCTGTCGGTAGTTGTCAGGAACGAAGCGTTGTGTCCCTGTGTCTTGTACCAACCGTAGTTAGTGAAGAAGATTTCCTTTTTATCAAGGAAACTCTGCAAATATGCCGTGTTCTCCTGAGAACCGAAGAACTTGGCAAGTCGCGAATTATTAAAATCAAATTTTGCCATAATCCTGAATCAATCTTTAAGGTTAATAATTAGAGATGGAACCATCCGTTAACGCGACTCTTGTTGAGAGCCTTGATTGCAGGAGGGATTGGAGACATCCTGTCGATATACATAACGGTGTCGTCGTTAGCAAGGAATGGGGTAAGCATATAGCGAGCACCATCCTCGAAATCGTCACCTGGAGTGAACAGGAAGTCGTAGTCGCACTGAGCATAACCGTTAGGGTTGGTTACCATAGGCTTCTGGGCGTCGCCGGCAGCTGCTGCCTCAACGAGTACCGCATCCTTCGCTACAACACCGAGTGTTGCTGACAAAGTAAGCTTCCATACGTCTGCGCCAGCCTCGGTTGTCTTCTCAACACCTGTAACCGTAACTGCTGTGCCTGTGCCATCGAGAGCGTCAGGAGCCACCATGATATTGTCTCCAATGAACGGAATATGCTTATAACCATCACGTACAATAAGGAGAGTTGTGTCAGTAGCACCTGTCTTCTTTGCACACTGATAAGACTTAAGAATCTTAACAGTTGCGCCTGCGTTGCCATAGATGCCAGGATCATACTCCAGGAAATCACCGGCGTAAATCTTTGCAGGACCCTTGAAAGGGTTGAGCAACTTACCACCAGTTGTAGGAGTACGGAAAGCATCCTTTGCGGCGCCAATCAACTTGACGAATACATAGCGGATACCGCCGATTTCGCCACGAGCCTGGATGAGGGAACGACCTGGCAAGAAGCCGCTACCATTCATCCTTTCACTGTAATAAGGAGAAACTGTTCCCATAATCAATAAATAATTTTGTTATTCTGAATACTAATTTTTATTCGTCCTTAGGCTTGTGTCGAGATCTGATAGTTGCAACATCATCGAACTCGTGTTCATCTACGGTTCCGGTTCCTCCGGCTCCGCCACCTCCGCTTCGAGGCTTGGTGTCTGGATTGATGCCAGCTTCCTTGAGGTCAGCATTGTAAAGAACCTCTGCCTTACCGACAAGATCCTTAATGTCTGCTTCACCATCAGGAATCTCAAGCTTATCCAAAGCTGTCTTAACGAAAAACGAATTCAAAGGAATGTTGGCTTTCTCAAACTTAGCCTTAAGACCTTCCTTAATGGAGTTAACCAACGCCTTCTTTGCGTCAGCTGCTTCCTTCTGCTCTCGCGCCTCACGCTCCTTCTTGACTTCGCCAATGAGCTTTTTTGCCCACTCAGGCATATCCTCTTCGTTAGGAATTTCGTCTTTTCCCGGCTCTTCCTCGTCAAGCTCAGTTTCCTTTGCCTTCTGACGTTCTTTCGCCTTCTTCTTGTATTCCTTAACCTGCTGAGAAACGTCAGAATGGAGATTACCGTCCATGCGTTTCAAGCGATTTGTAACCTTGGTTACCAACTTAGCGTTTGCAGCTTCGTCTTCACCAAAATCTTCGAGTACGTCATCAAGTTCTTCATTGATGGTTTTCTCGCTAATTGTCAACTTGGTACTACCGAGTTCCTTGTTGACCAATGCTAAGAGTTCTTCTCTTGTCATGTTGTTTTTTGATTAAAAATGTTATCCTGAAGCGGTTCTTCCACCTCAAAAAATGTATAAATATACCTTTTATTTTGCAAATGTATGAATAAACATGCAATTATCCAAGAAAAATTGTATATTTTTGCAGTATTAAATGAATATTTATGCAAAAGGAAGTATTTTCAGGATTAAAATTGGATAACGGAGAGCCTATTTATACTCAAGAGTATATCCAATCATTAAGAGACGCCGATAAGAAGCATCCCGACAAGCTGAAGATCATAGCTCAGCGTGGCGGTCAGGAGCGCATGCTGTCTATTGATGCTGATATTAAGATAGTTGGCGGCTCGCGAGGTGGACCTCTGGATGAAGACACGAGAGTGTTAACAACTAGAGGATTCATTAAAATCAAGCATCTTAAATATGGCGACACCGTAATAGGACATGACGGTAAGGGACATAGAGTATTAGGTCGAATCGATTATCCTGATAGAGATTGCTACGAAATTCAACTATCTGACGGATCGAGTGTAGTATGCTCGGATGACCATATCTGGAATGTATCTATCGATGGCGACAGGAGATTTATGCCACATCTTGCCTGTGAGATAGCTAGTTACATCAACGAAGGCTACTACATCACTATTCCCTGCGTAAAACCTGTAGAGTTTGATGAAAAGTTCGGCCTAGCCTCTGTCGCTGAGAGAACTGAGTCTTTAAGACGTATCATCGAAACATCGGGTAGATTTTCCGGAAAATACTGGAAGAAGACTTTCAAGACAAGAAAGAAAGCATTCGATTTCAAGTATCTGGTTGATAGTCTCGGTTCTGTTTGCTACGTAAAAAGGAAGTCAAACAAGAAATGGGAGGTTCGATTCGATTACAGAAAGAAGGAATTAGAGAGGAGGATTGTCAGCTGTAAACCGGTCGGCAAGCGAAACTGCTGTTGCATCGCCGTTGAGAATCCGGACTCACTATTCGTTGTCGAGGACTTTATCGTCACTCACAACTCCAAGTCCTTCTCTTCCCTTATGGAAGTTCTGAAGGATATCAAAAATCCAGATTTCCATGCAACAATTCTTCGTAACGAAAAAGACGACTTGCAGTCCTTAGTGACAGACTCTTACAAATTGTTCTCCCAATTCGGAACTTACAATAAGTCACAGAACGATATGACCTGGAACTTCGATAACGGAGGATGGCTCAAATTCTCGTACTACGCAGGAGCCTATCAGGATTTCAAGACACGATTCCAGGGGCGCCAGTATGCCTATGTCTGCATCGATGAGGGTACTCAGTGTCCATACAAGAAGTTCAAGTACCTATTGACCAACAACCGAAACGCAGCTCACATACGAAACCGATTCTGGATTACCTGTAACCCTGACCCGGAATCATGGGTGCGAAAGTTCATCGACTGGTGGGTTGATGAGAATGGATACATAATACCGGAGCGAGATGGAGTTATCCGCTACTGCTTCATGGATGGTGATACGCCTGACTCAATCTACTGGGGTAATACGAGAGAAGAGGTATACGAACAGTGCAAGGGCATCATTGATAGCCTTTGGAAGGACAGCTACGAGGAACTTGGATACACAAAGCTCGAAATGTTCATCAAGTCTGCGACATTCATCCGTGCAGATGTATCAGAGAATATCAAGCTTATCTCCACCGATGCTTCATATATCGCCAACCTTGCCCAGCAGGACGAAGAGCAGCGTATGCGAGACCTGGAAGCCAACTGGAACTGGAAGGCCGCCGGTGATGACATGATCAAGATGGAAGACCTTGATGAAATCTACGACAATGCAGAACAAATAGGAGATGGAAAACGCAGAGCTTCTGCCGATATTGCTTTCACCGGCGGCGACATCTTCGTGATGTGGCTCTGGGAAGGATGGCACTGCAAAGACTTGGTTGTTCTGAGGCTGGACCCTAAGACACTTGTTTCTGTAGTTGAGGCTAAGCTGAGAGAGTGGGGCGTTGAGGAATGCAACTTCACTTACGATATGCAGGGCATAGGTCAGTACTTCAAGGGATTCTTCAAGGATGCCGTCCCATTTAACAACCAGGCAGCGCCTATACCTCAGAATCATCAGGAAGAAGAAGGAATCAAATACCTATATAAGGATTTGAAGTCTCAGTGTGCGTGGTTATTCTATAAGATGATAAAGGAGAAGCAGATTTCCATCGACTCGGCCCTGCTTGAAAGAAAGTATTCAGGAAACGGATTTGACAAGGTTCCTCTCAGACAGATTCTTCAGAAGGAGCGTAAGATGCTCCGGCGTGACGAGAATAGCGATGATAGGGGATTCAAGCTATTACCTAAGAAGATTGCCAAGAAATATGTCGGGCACTCGCCTGACTTCTTTGAATCTTGGTTCTACGTAATGATATTCAGTTTAACAAAAAAGAAACATAAAAAGGTAAAAGGATTATGGAGAATTTAAATTTTAGAGAAATACTCGTAAAGAAGCCATTCTACGAGCTTAAGCCTGACGGATACATGAGTCATGGCACTTTCTCCGACAAGGTTGGTGATAGGAGTATGCAGAATATGCCTTACGACCCTTGTGTATGGAGAGTAAAAACCCAGTCCGACTTCCTTCGTGAGTACTTCACAAGCGGACACAGAATCTGGGACAAGAAAGCGTATCCGGATATAATCAAGGAGAATCCTGATTGGGACCCGGAAGATCCTTCTACCGGCAATCATTATTACTTGCAGCCTATTACAAGATGCGCATTTGCTTTCCAACAGGTTATCGCAACAAAACACACCTTGCACCTAACCGGAAACGATATTCAGTTCGAGCTTGCAGACAGCACAGATGAGCTTGAAGAGGAAGAGGAATCCCAGAAGAACCTCAATGTCTTCAAGAAGGGATGGCTTATGCACAATATGGAGATTGCGTTCTTTGAAGCGGTAAGCTCTTACATGATCGTTGCAGAAACCGCCGCAGTCGGCTATATCGACAAAGGAAAGTTCGGAGTTAAGGTCCTGTCATTCAAGAATGGAGACTATCTCTACCCGCATTACGATTCAATAACAGGAGAACTCTCTGTATTCGCCCGTAAGTATTACGACTTGGATGAAGACGGAAACGCTCAGATTGAGTGGGTTGAGGTCTGGGATGATACCTATTATTATAGGTTCAGAAATGATGTTGGTAAAAAGAGCGTAACTAAGAAGGCAGCGAACCTCATTAAGGGATTGTTCGGAATGAACGGATATGCTCTTGCCGAAAAGAAAGAACATCACTTCAATTCAATTCCGGTTGCATACATCAGAAATGATGAGGGACCATGCTGGTCCAATGTTCAGAAGAACATCGAAGATTACGAGGAGGCATTCTCGTATCTTTGCGAGAACAACAAGGCGTACGCTTTCCCTGTATTCTACGTAAAGGGTGATGGCGAGGAGATTACCATTTCGGGCGACGATATGACTGGAGCCGCCAAGGTTATCGCTATGAATAGCAAGGATAACGATGCGGGATTCCTCAATGGAACCGATGCATCAGAAGCTTTTGCGACCCAGCTCAACAAGTCGTATGACCTCATCTATGAGCTGTCATTTACCGTAAAACCTCCCGAGCTGAAGTCAGGAGACCTCCCTGGTGTAGCCATCAAGCTTCTTTATTCTCCTGCATTAGAGGTAGCCATGAATGATTCTCAGAAGTTGCAGCCATTCCTTGATAAGCTGGTAGAAATTGCCAAGTTTGGAATCGGTCACGAAAACAACGCGACGGCTTCTATTGTTGGTCTCGATATCAATGCCTGGATAGAGCCTTATACTCATCAGAATAAATCTGAACTTCTTACAAATCTTGCAACTGCCGTTCAGAATGGATTCCTCTCGAAGCAGACTGCATCAGAGCGTTGCCCAGACTTCCCTAAGAATGCCGAATGGGAGCGCATCTTACGAGAAAAGAAGGAAGAGGATCAGCAGGACCTCCTCATGGATATGCAACGTGCGGATAACGAAACCCAGAATGCTATCGAGGAGCAGAAGGCAACGGCGAATATTCAGAATGGAGGTAGTGGAAACGTACGTACGGGTCGCGGAGCTGGACGCCCAAATAAGTCAGGAACCAAATGGGACGAGAATCGGAACGCCCCGAATGAGAACAACTGGCAGCACTACAACCAAACCCATTAATAGCCTATGGATGAGTTAAAACGTTCTGTCGATTATAGCAGAAAGCGCTTGCAGGCAATCCGAAACTGCGAGGACCATGTTGCAGATATTCTCTGGAAATCGACACAGAAAATAATTGCCGCAAGTAAGCGATACAGAGGTGCGGGCAGGCTCACAAACGAGTCAGCCCTGCTCTCTTATGCCAAGAATGTTACTGCTGAGGCAGAGGAGAGTATCAACAGTTACATCTCTGCTTACTCCAAGGTTTCATGCAAGATTCTCGGGATTGACAGCGAGAACATAGAATCATTTCTCGTTAGCGACATCTACGGAAAGACGACATCTGAAAGAAACGCCGTATATCTCGGAAACTTTGCGGAAGATATTGTAAGGATGATCAAGGCGGGTACTCTTATGGGATATTCAGACCAGCAGCTCCTATCTTCCATCCGAACCGGATACAAGGACCCATATCACACATCAGTCATCACCAAGGCGAAGAGAAAGGACATTAACATCGATGTTCCTTCTTACGGAAAGGGATACTACAAGAACGCCTATCAGAACATCGTAAGAAACGCTTCTCAGGTGATTGCTTTGGCGTGGGGACAGGCAGAGCAGGAGTATGGGCAGGAGAACAAGGCTATCGGATTCTATGTCAAGAGAGGAAGCAGCTATCCTTGTGATATCTGTCAAAGCGAAGCCGATGCCGGCATCCATTCTTTCAAAGACCCATATCCACCGTTCCACGTTTCGTGTTGTTGTTACACTTTATTTGCATTCAAGGATAATAAAAAGAAATGATATGATAAATTCTGAATTAAATTTCACTTTAGAAGAAATTCTTCCGAAGTTTCCTAAAGAATTCCAGGAGAAGATAAAGCACTCTGTAGAGCTGCTGAGAAAGGCGGAGAAGCTTGCACTGGCATATTCGCCTAACGAAGGCTTCTATCTATCGTTCAGTTCAGGCAAGGATAGTCAGTGTCTTTATCACATTGCCAAGATTGCAGGCGTGAAGTTCAAGGCTCACATGGGGCTTACGTCCGTCGATCCACCAGAAGTAATCAAGTTCTGCCACAAGCACTATCCGGACGTAGATATGATAAAGCCGAAAATCAGCATCTATAACCAGGCCCGTAAGGAAGGCATGCTTCCGACAAGACTGATACGATGGTGCTGTCGAGTCTATAAAGAAGGTATTGGCGCAGGTAACGTGGTTCTCATAGGCATCCGCCACGCAGAAAGTAGACAGCGTTCGGGTAGGAGTGAGGTTGAGATTACCAACCATAAGTACAGCGGCTCCCTTGAAGGTCTTGACGAGTTCCGTGATAAAAGGAACAGTCAGAAGCGTGGCCGTCCAACCCGGTGGGGCATCCACGAGATTAACATCACCAATGCCAGTGATGAGCGTACCATTGGCTGCATCAGAGGCTACGAATCGCTCTTAATCTCTCCAATCATAGAGTGGACAGATGATGATGTATGGCTATTCTTGAACACACTCGGTATTAAGCATTGCAAGCTGTACGACGAGGGCTACTATAGGATTGGCTGCCTGTGCTGCCCTATGCACAATTATAAGCAGAAACTCGCCGACTGCAAACGCTATCCGCATATCTATAATAGTTGGATTAAGGCCATCAAGGATATCCAGGCTAGCGGAAGGATGATAGACGAAGGATTGTCGCCGGAAGAAGTGTTCGACTATTGGATATACGGCAAGTCTATCAATGTATGGAGAGAACACCGCAGGCAGCAAACGTTGAACTTTTAAATATCAAGATTATGATTGAAGAAACAAAAGGATACACGTTATCCGTCGATACGTACAAGAAGGCGAAGGCTCTCAAGATGAAAGACCCTCGCTATTACATCTACGCTAGTCTCCGTGGCTCAGGAATGCCTATCCGTGACAGTTGGGCCATCGCATTCCAGGGCGAGGGACTCAACTGGGAGAAATCCTTCCTCGAAAACGAGATGAACAAGCTAGAAGCCCAAGAGTCCGTCCAGAAGAGAATAGCAGAGGTTCAGGGCAAGAAAGCGAAGAACGAGAACGCCGATGAACTCACCCAGGAGGAACTTATTAAGGCTACCTCGAAGGAAGAGATTCTGAGAAACCTCGTTATCGCTCAGCGCAAGCAGAAGTTTGGCTCTCCAGAGTGGCAAAAGACAACTGCCATGATAGCCGACTACTCTAAGATTAAGCAGGACGAAATTGATACAGAAAATAATGTGGTCCACTACTACATTCCTCTATCAATGCCTCGATGCTGCGAGGACTGCATTATCTTCAAAAATGGCCAGGCGACCTTTCAAAAGAAGAAGAAATAGTTAAATTCGTGTTAAAGTAACTTTGTTTTACTAGAATTTCAGCAAAACCAAGTACCTTTGCAAACAATTAATGTTCACAGATTCTTTCTGCTGAGCATAATTCAAATTATTTTGGTTAACTAAGAGGGGCAGTGTCTTCACAGATGCTGCACCTCGCTTTTTAAAACAAATATATAAGTAGAAGAAAACTTTGAAGTCAATTAAGGATACTTCTCTCCGGTAACCAACTCAAGTATACCCTTAAGCCTATCATTAAGAAGTTCGTCATTGAATACAGGAAGAATACCGTATGGAGGCAGTTTCTTCGTCTCTGCGGCCTCCAAAATGAACTGGAGTGCCTGTACTAGGGAAGTATGGTCTTGAACGACCTCAAGCAATTTATCGCTCATCCTTGCCTCCTTCCTTCTTAATCTGTTCTGCCATCTCAAGAAGAGTCTCGGCGTGCTTATCGCGGTCGATGACTTCCTGAACAGCCTCATCGCTCTCCTTGCGAAGCTGCTCTTCTGTCTTACCATTGTCGGCAGCAGCGTTTCTTCTTGCAGCCTCACGAGCAATGTATTCGTCACGGAGCTTCAACTTGCCTGCCGTGTATTCTGCATCGCCAGGCAACGATGTATCCGCATACATAAGCTGAAAAAATGCCTCGATGATGTTTCCATCATCCTTGGAGAACTCATAATGGTCTCCTACAGCAACAGGAACACATTCATCGAGTGCAGCGTACATGGATGTACCGATAGAGTACTCGATTCCCCATGTGCCGGCAATGTTCGCAATCTTGATGAAAGGCAGCGAGCCTCTCTGTAAATGCTTCTTGATCTCAGCAGGGATATCCTCTCTGAGTGAAGCAACTTCTTTCTTAGACAAGCTCTTACTGAACTTCAGCACGGTGAAGTGTCTTGTCTTGATAGTCTTTCCAAATGGTAATGCCATGATAACAATATTTTAAAGTTCAACTTTTATTTCCTTATACTCGAAATCTGTGCAAGAAGGATTCTCCTCAGAAGTAAACCTAATCTCATTAGGGTGGTTACAAGCTCCATTCTTGAAGAAGAAGCAATCCTTGCAAGTGTAATCAGTCTGTTCCATGTTCCTTACGTTTTTGATATTCCATCAATGTCAAGATACAATAGTTAGCGCAGTCAAGAAGAGCATCTTCCAATGGCTCATTAGCAACTTGCGCCTCATTGTCCTTCAACGTCTTGATGCGATTCACCTTCTCTCGTATCTTTCCGTAGCCGTAGTTGATACCAAGCTCATCATACATTTCGGAAAAAGCATTCCCATAATCACGATTTTTCTTGATGTATGTATCATGCAAGTTATTGAGAATATTTCCATGCATTTTAATGTCGGAATTTGTATCTATTTTATGATTATCGGCAACTGGTGCTACTATATCGAACTTTGTACCAAACATCATAATATCTTCCTCGCGAAAATGAGCGAAATACTTGTAATCTGTGCTAACAGATGTACATATATAAACATCAGCATCCTTTCTCTCGGCATTGAACAGAATAGGGGTGTTGCCGTCCTGAATACCTATCGGGTCAAAATTGCATTTTAAGCAATCATTTCGTGTGATGTAAAATCGCAGCCCAACCTTAATATCTTCTTTCTTAATCATAAGCTATTTCTTTTTACTATTCAAATAAAATGCTCTAAGAGCCATAACCTCTGATGGGTTGTGATAAAGGATAATACAGAAATCACCATGTTCTTCTGTGTGAACCTTTCGCAAACCACATTCCTTGATAAATCCATCCTCGCCAATGTAAGGATCAAGGATCTTGCGAACCGCACTAGTATGACTTGGTTGAACAACAATAACGCCACCTGTTTCACGAAGTTCTTCTAGCTTCTCCCACTGAGCTTCGATATTTTCGTCTCCGTAGAATAAATCATATCCATAAGGCTCTGTGATTTCTCTATCAATGCCCATTCCCAAAGGAATCTCAATTACTATAATCGGTTTCATAAGCTATTTCTCCTTATCTTTAATTTCAACGAAATCTCCAATGCCAAAACGAGCCTTGTTGATGCAAGAGGCAATCCAACCAATCAGATAGGCAGAAGGCTCGCCGCCGTGTTCCATGCCAATAGCATCTTCGATGGCCTCGCAGGCATGAGAAGCCTCGTGGCAACAAACTCCCATTCTCATAGAATCCTTGCTTGCAAAATTAATAAATGAACAAAGCTTCTTATTCGACTTTTTCCCTAACTTCATCGTAGGTTGTTGCGTTAGAATTAGAGAAATCAACCTTCAAAACCTCGCCATTTCTACCTTCGAAACACTTATTAGCGTCTTCTTGGCTCATGCCAATAGCGACACATAGCATTCTTGGATAGATAACAGGGTCGTATTCGTAATATCCTTTCTTTTTCATATTCTCAACTATTTCTGTTTTGATACAATCTCGATAGCAGACAATAATGTCTTCTCGCTGATACCTTTTCCACTACCAACACCATCTTTCTCTATCTTCTCAATGGAACTCTTTATAGAGCATACTGCATCATTTATGCTATCTGCACTACTCATCGTATTTTCGATAGCTGATTGCAGCTCATCGAAACGCTTGTCTATATAATCCTTCAATCTTTCTTCGTGCTCTATAACGTTTATAGAGTTTGCGATTTCTGCATGCGTCCAGTTTTCTTCTACACATGCATAATAATCGCCTTTTGTATCATCATGAATCTTGGAAGACACAACTCTTAGACACACGAAATCGTCTCCATCCATTACAGCATACACACCCTCTCCTGATGGGTATAGTTCGGCTTTCGCCTTATCATCCCTACTCGCTCCTTGTTTGTAAGCGACCTTTCCTAAAACGCTAACTCTAATTTCCATATCTCAACTATTTATTATGTAACCTACCAATATGCCACTTTGAGCAAACCTTGCATAAGTAAGGATGCCAGCCAAGTGCCTTCAACCTCGGACTCTGATTCAGAAACTCCCAAGCATCATCCTCTGTCTCATAAGCGACCTTCGCCTTCCATGAATGAACCTTCCTGGTCCAATGTTCAGGATCAGGCTTGAACGGCGGAACTTTATTAGGATTGTGATGTCTTCCCATAATTAAAAAGCTGTATATCTCGTTCTACGTATATCTTCTAGCCTCTCACGGGCCGAAAGCCGTCTTTCAAGCGAAGAATCGAACTTTTTGGCTATCTGCTCGAATTTGAAAATCATTAGGTCATCCTCAGAAACCTTCCACATCTTCTTCAGCCACTCGTTATTGAGGCGCTCTGTGGTTTTCCTGATTCTGTCGCCGTAGAGGATTTCGAGCAGCAGCTTGTCAAAACCACCTTCCGGCTCAAAGCTCACGTCAAGCGTGATGCTGTGATTCTTGTATCGGCAAGACGACATCTTGATACCGGACTCGAACGCTTTGTCCACAACATTATGAATAGATCCGCGAATTCTGTCGCCATCTATAAAGGCATCGGATATACAAAACATAAGTTCTTCTCCCATAAGCTACAAACATTTAAATGAAACACTGTTCAACGTCCTGTTCACTGCGATCTCCCTCTCGTTACACATGGTCCTCATGCACTCCAGGGCATTATCGCGGACAGCAATCATAATCTCCTGCATCGAAGCGGTGGCCGGAACAATATTCCCGTCAGCCTTCTTCTTCGTGATACAGGAGATAATCTCCTTGATATATTCCTTGTCTATCATAGAAATCTGTTTTATAACCGTTAATCATCAGGCTGAATGAAGCTCTCAGGCTGCTTGATGTCCTCCTCACCACGCAATTTATTCTTCACGTCATTGATGAGAAGCTCCTGCTTCAGGTCAATCATCTGCGCGCCGTACACCTGATAGGTCATTCCGCCCTGTGACCTCTTCTTGAAGAAGCCGTACTTGTCGCTCATATCACGCCCGAACTTCTGAATCGTAGGGATATCCTTCTCCTCGACATCGTTTGCCTTGCAGAACTCGACGAACCTCTCGTACATCTCCTTGGCAAGCATGCATTCCGAAATCTCGCCCCTCGCCTCTTGGCTGCACCTCATATCATACGCCCTTATCCAGGCATAGATAGGATTGCTTCCGAGAAGGGAGATAAGCAGCTGTCTCCTGCTGCCCTCCGCTGCCGGGAACCTGTACTTCCTGCTCCTCAGCTCCATCGCGCCACGGAATATCCAGTTGAACACTCCGCTCAGCTCTTCACGGATGATCTTGCTCGCAAGCTCCGGGTCCTGCCTCTCCTTAGGAATGGTAACATCGAAGCTCACGTACTGTAAGCGTCTGATGAATCCGAGCGACGCATCATCAGGGAACGGAAGCTCATTGAGGTTGAAGATGAGGTAGGGGATTGAGTTTCCCTCCAGGATATCCCTGCCGAGCTTTCTCATCGGGACGGGCTCACCGCTCACGAGTCTCTTGAACATACCGGTGTTCTTCCTTCCGAACTTCTTCGGGTCGGAATCGGAAGACCAGTTGAAGATGGCGTTTCTGATGGGATACCTTCCTCTCATTCCCTCGTCACCGTCGGCAGTGAGGTCGGCGTAGTCCATCTTGCTTATCCTGTCCTTTCCGAATATGTTGCAGGCAACGTCGAAGATGACGCTCTTTCCGTTGGCTCCCGTACCTATAAGGAGAAGGCAGAGTTCAATCTTCGATGACTCCTTCCCCTCGTACGGATTGTATGCAGTACCTCTCTGTATGAGACCGAGACCGAGGAACATCTGGAGGATCATCCTCGACGTCCTGTCCGGAAGGACCTCCTTGATGAAGTTCATCCACCTGTCACACTTCGCCTTCGGATTGTAGTCGTATGGGTGGTAGTATGTGACATGGTACTCGGGAGAGAACGGCATCACGTTCGGATACTTCAGACCGCTGCCGAAGTCAACCACTCCGTTGGCGAATGCAACGATGTCGAAGGTAGGTCTCAGTATGTTGTAGCACTCTATCACTTCCATGAACGACTTGTTCATCACCGTACTGATGCCGAGCATCGGAGCCATGGACAGGTCGAGGAGCAACAGCTGGTAAGCCTGCTCAAGGACTATCTTCGGAACAGCTTCGTATATCTTGCCGTTGAACATGTAGTAAGCACCGTTGTAGTACTTCACCGGAGCCTTCTTCGCCAGACGTCTCATTGACCTGATGAAAGTGGACTTCAGCTTGTTGTACTTATCAGAGTTCGCCTTACCCCAGTCCTGGCACCGGAGTCCGTCGAAACCGTACTCTCCGTCCCTCGTGAGGTCGAGAAGCTGACTGTGTAAAGTGTCTATAGCAATACCATTTTCCATATGTGTATAATAATAATATTAATTTTGCGTTATTGTGTAGGATTTACCCCGATAAACAGGGGATTTCTGACGGATAACACGTGTCAGCTCGTCCTTACAACTTGTCACCATTAAAAATAGGACAGTACAAAGATACAGATAATATCCTGAATATCCGGTAAAACCCTAGTAAATAAAGGGTATAAATATACATTTTAGGTATACATTAAATGAAGGATAGGTATACATTTATGGTTTGGTCTGCAAAGTAAGAGTTTATGATGTCAAATGTTAATAAATAACGGATGAATGAATATGCATAATTATCCTTTATGGTGGAAAGTAATTAAACTTTACAAAAAGGCTGAAAAACGGAAGAAAAAATTTTTAGATGAGGTGACTACCGCGCTGATTTAGTGCTATTTAGGGGGTATGGGGGTGTTTCTTCTGAAATATTTACATATTGTGTCGGTTTATATAGTGTAAACCATCATGAAACAATATTTTTGTAATTATTTCAAATTGTCGGTTTATATTTATAAAAAATTTATGTAACCCCTTAATAACCAACACTTTATAATATTGTTTATATTCATTTTCTTGCATAATTATACATTATCAATAAAGCGTGAAACACAAAAACTTATTACAAATTACTTGAGTGAAAAAATGTTACATAATAACGTACTGGTTAAATGTTAAAAAATTAACATATGGTGTTTATATAGTTATATATATAGAAGTAAAACGTAATATATTGACACTTTGCCACAAAGTGTTAAAACTTATAACTATCTATGTATCAATATGTTATAACGTCTTTAAAGGTCGTTTTTTAACATAAAAAATTTGCTTTTATCAATAAATTTTCGTACCTTTGTAGTACAAAAAGAAAGAGATAGGACACTATCTTATAAGTAACATTTAAACAATTTAGGTATATGAAAGAATTATCCGTAAAAGGTGCTCAAGGTTATGAGCACGTAAGTACTAAGGTTGCCAGTTATGTAACCGAGTGCAAAGGTAGCGCAGTCTTAGCGCAGAGTTTAGAAGTGCTCAATAGTTACCGCAAAAAGCTATTAAGCGAGTGCACCGATAGCGAAGTTGTAAGCGCAAAGAAAGAATTGGAGAAAGCACGTGCCAATTACAACAAGCTAGCAACAAATTACGTACTTTCAGATGAAAGCTATTGCAATTTGCAAACAGAGTGCGTTCGTTCTGCTGTAAGCGAGTTTTCACGCAAGCATAAACTACCTAATTTCTTTGCGTGGTTTGATAACAACAATAAAGACGTACAAACAACTATTATAGATAGTTTGCAAAGATTAGGCAGTAAGTTGTGTTCTTTACATCAAGCATTTTCAAGCGGTGCAAAGGTAGCAAAGAAAAAGAGTGAAAGCATAACAGATTTGCAAAAGCAGATAGCAGAATTGCAGGCTAAACTAGCAGAAGCGCAAAAGTAAGTAACACAAAACAGGTAGCTAGAGAAATCTAGCTATCTAGTTTTTCCTACTGTCTATTTGATAGGTAGCCAGTGGGAAATTTTACTCCAGGTTTTTCAACTTGGAGCGGGTCGCCGTGTCCTTATTTTTCCTACACAATTTGGTAAACCTTGTCGTGGTGTGTGGGCTTAACTCAGAGAGAGAATTTATTCTCCCTCAGGGGACTAATTGCCAAAATTTCAGAGAGCTATACGGCAAACGAATCTGTAGTGATACAGAAAGGCGGGCGAGAAATCCCGTCGAGGGTAGCGAGAGAGCACAGAGCCGCCACGATACCGAATGAGATGAGGCACGTGTACAGGTAAGAAATCGTAGCTGTGCAGCGAGATAGGAATATTTCTTCTATCAGAGCGGACGATAGCTAGTGGAGAACACTAGTCACTGGGATAGGTCGTGTTACCTATAACGATGGAATAATATCCTTCGTCCCAGGGATAAAGAAATCATAATTCATATTCTATCGTGTGGCACACGTGGACGGGTTCCGAACGTGCCAGGCTTGTCAGTTGTGAGCCTTGTGGTTAAAATCACAATTCGTGTTGTAATGAGAGAATAACACACGTGAGGTATATCCGAAAGAGAAATCTCTCCCAGTGTGCGCCAGTACTCGTAGAAGCGCAACGCACCAAATTGGTGGTGCTCTGGAATCCATGAACGGGGACGGTAGTGAGGCAACGGAAATTAAAACGCTCGCAGCAGATTTTAATCAAGCGTGTGAACGTGTCGATTATTTGAAGCGAAGGTGTACGGAGTAAACATGAGAGAATGAAGACAATAAAAAAACGTGTCCGTACTTCCTATGGCTAAATCGGGGCGGGGAGAAATCTCCGCTCTACAATTACAAACCAACAAATTTAGAATTATGATACAGAATTTCGATTGCAGAGGACAGAGAATGATGGAGAGAATTATTGCAGACAGACAGACCATATACAATCGTGTGGAGTTTATATCGTGGCGCAATAATACTCTAGCTCTGTTTCTCGACTAAAAATCTGTAGCCAGTACGATAATTGTCGTGCGGCTACGGAACAATTACCAAAAAAATATAGATATGAAAGTGAGACAAATCATTTATTCAAGTACGATAATTGTGCTTGGATTTATTCAGAGTGCGCCGGCATTCATTTGCTTGGCAAGTACGATAATTCTCCTGAATGTGCTTGGAATTCTTTACGGAATTCTGCTTGTGTATATTTGGAGCAGTACGGAAAAGGGTAAGTGGTATTTCCGTGAGCTGTGGCGATCCACACTCCGCTTGGAGAATTTCATCCTGCCTGGAGTGTGAGGAATCTAGAAAGTACGAAAATTGTGCTTGGAAACATTTAGCTAAATTCTGCTTGGAGAAATCCAGGCAGTACGATAATATAACCAATTAAGCAAAAGAATTATGGAAAAGAGAATTAGCAAGGGCGTGCTGTCAGCTGCGCTCATATTAGTTACAAGTTTCGTGTGTGGCATTATTGCTATCGCAGGATTTCTGCTTGGAGATTTTCAGGCGGTGTTATATTCAGCTGCGCTTGAGATGTGCGGTCTATTTATAATTGCGATAATGATAGACACAATTCAGTCACAGATAGATGATATCTGTGAAATGTAGCCAAAACTACCGCTTGGATATATTCGGGCGGTATCTAGTATTAACCAATTAAATTACAGAATTATGAAGAAGAATATTTTCGTGGCATTGTTTGCCGTAGTGTGTGTTGCATTAGTAATGGTTTCAGTTACTCTCGTGAATTGTCACAGAGCAAACGTGATGCTAAGAAAGACTGTTATTGCTCAAGCGAACGAGATTTCAGAGCTTAGCGCCAGTTACACAGCAGAGGGAACTACGATGTTCGTAGGTCTCAGAAAGTAGCCAAAACTGAGAGGAGTTTCCGCTCCTCTCTTCTATTAACCAAATTATTAGAGAAATATGGATAGAATATTAAAGCAAGATTTGAGCAAGAATGAGGTTATAGACCTCTTGCGTGGAATGGACGCACAGGAAGTTGAGGGAAATTTCTCTGTACGTCGTGTCCTGATCAATACACAGGCGTGTGACGTATTCGGTGGAGAACCTGAGGGCTCTTATCCTCTCATCCCCGGTACGTACATGGCATTGTATTACAAGAGTATTGCCGGAGACCCGTATCCGTTCTTTGAGAGAATATGTGAAAACATAATAAATGACGAGAACAAGAGCCAGACTCTCCTGAATGGCGATGGCATTATTCTGATTTTCCTGCTCAACAAGTACGAGTAGCCAAAAATGTGCTCAGGCATTTTCCTGGGCATACTATGTAAAACCATTAAACAAATTGAATTATGTTAGACAAGAAATCACAGAAGAATTTTGAGCGTGCGCTTATGCATGAGATGGAGAAGATCAAGATTGCTGCACGCCAGTGGCACAACAACAATACTAAGGGCTACAGAGATTTCCGTAGCAAGGAGGCTATTTCTAAGAGCTTCTCTGAGATAGCGGTGCTGTGCATGAGCTGAAATGTGCGTGGCGATTGTCACGCATACTATTCACCAATATTTAAGAATTATGATAGATGAAGAATACAAGGAGAATGTAGAGTACATACTCTCTACGATTTTGCCTAAGTTGCAGGAAATCCAAAAAAAAGTATTGAAAAATCAATCAAGACTGAGCCTTGATGTTAGCGTTAGCAATAAAAACGGCGAAGGGTATATAAGTTGTTTTGCCTGTGTCATGAATGACATGGGAGAAATAACGGATACTTGTTTTCCACGTTTCATCTGCGTATGCAGCAAAGAGGAGATTGACGAGCGGCTCAACGAGCTTAAAGAGTTCATCAAGAAGCACCTAGCTTAAAATTGAGGGAGTTTTATCTCCCTCTCCTACAAACCAAAAATACTAGAATTATGAGCAAATGGGTACAATTTTATCACAAGATTAATAAGTTTGACCTTGTGAACATGAGATTTACAGATGATTTCAGTATTGTGGAGATGGTGGGCATGGATTCTGTCATGCCTATTGACGGTAGGCTTAATCTGTCATCCATACGTAATGTAGTACAGAATAAAATTGAGAGCATGAAGAATATCGAGGGCTTTGACCCTTGTGCGTTCTCCATCCTCACCGGTCCTACGATTCTGTGTGCTTCAGAAAGTCCGGTGTACAATCTCTAGCCAGAACTGGGCAGTACGATAATGTGCTGCCTGCTATTAACCAATAAAATTCAGAATTATGACAGACGGAGACAGAAAGTTCCTTGCCAGGCTCGTAGCGAGCCACAAGGCAGTTATCAGCGAGGAGTGCAGACGCAAGAACCTCGACAAGAGCGAGTATTTCAGACGCGTAGCACGTGCAGACAAGAAGGCTCAGGAAATTGAGCAATCGTGCATGCGACCTCGCAAGTTCTAGCCAAACATTCTGTGCAGTCTATCTGCACAGAAACCATGTTAAACCATCAAAATTAAAGAATTATGGAGAAAATGACACAGAAAGAGTTGAAGAGACTCGTTAGAGTAGGAGCTGCCAAGGATATAACACACAGTTCAAGCCGTGCAGCCATCCCGGAAGAATATAGTCAGGTAGGCTATTCTTCCGGTGTGTACGGATGCAACGGAATGCTGTTCCGTGGTCACAGCGGAAAGCTGTATGCCATTTGTGCAAGAACTACGGCTATCTGGGTTTTCGGCTAAAATTACGGGTAAGCGTATGGTGCGCTTGCTCGTTTCTATTATCAACCAAAATACAGAAATATGAATATACAGAAAGTATGGGATGCGTTTATCAAGGAAAATGATAATCCATCATTCGTAAAGATGGCGAATGCCGTAGTAGAGCAGCTTGGTGGTGTAGATGAAGACACGATATTGAATTCTCTCGACAGTTGCAGAAATGCAAATGACGGGTACACTGGATTCTGCTATCATTCTCAGACCTGCAAGTTCTGGAATGAGAACAAGAGTGCTATCATGGAGAATATGCACGAGCTTGCCGATGATTTGGGCGAAGACCTTATCACGATGATTAAGGGATTCGGTAATTTCAAGGACGACAAATCTGTCACCTACGATGCTATCGGCAAGGCTCTGTATGCTCCTTTTAACGAGGTTGAGAGCAGATACATCTACGACACGTTTGCTAAGTATGCACTGGAAGAGGTTGCGAATCGATTCCAGGACTGGTGGTACGAGCAGGACGAAAGTGAGTTCGATTAGCCAAACCAATCCTCACTCCTACGGGTGGGGATTTCTATTAACAAAAAATTACAGAATTATGAGTGATTTAGAGAAAATCCTGAATGACGATTTACTGAAGTGTAAAATCGTTGAGTCAGTAGAGAATCCTGTTAGGCGTGTGGACCTCATCAAGTGGACGCACGACAATTCATTCTCTATTGCAGAGGTACGCAAGGATACCGGTAAGCTAGAGGTCACAGACTTGAAAGCTGCCAGTGGTCTTGAGGCATACAAGCATTTCTACAGAAATTATGGCGACATTGCCATATGTGGCTAAAACTCCCCACATCATCGTGGGGAACCATTATGAACCATTAAACAGATGAATTATGGAAAAGAATATTTGGGAATATGTTATGAACAGCAATGGTGAGGTTATCGAGAAAGTAGCCGATTATATCGGTGTTGAAAGCTTCGCCAAGACAATCGAAGGCCTCTATCGCGAATGCCTGGAGAATTTCGATGACGCAGATGATCTAGAAGAATACATTGCCGATTTGTACGGAAAGAATATCCAGTCTCTTGCATGGGAGTTTACTCACAAGGTAAACAGAGAGATGAAGAAATATCTCCATCTTAACGACCAGCACATGGATGGTAATTTTGCCAATCTGTACAACGATTATCCTAGACACGTTACAGGTACGTTCTGGGCGACGGACTACGATGGCGACGATTACTACGATTTGTATCCTGCCATGGTAGCCAGACTCGATTCCGCAGAGGACAGCGAGCAGGCTAGCAAGGACAGGGCGTACCTCGAAGAATGGTATTTCAAGGCGTTCGGCACGTACAACATCAAGTACAATTTCTCGAATGAGCTTGAAGAGGTTCACTCCATGATGGAGGAAGATTATGAGGAAGCCTAACAATATCCCCTAGCATGGGGATATTCAATGTTTAACCATTTAAATGATATTAGATATGAGTTACGAATTTGCTAAGAAGGAGATTGGTGATTACAGAATCACCATTTACCAGGATGAGGATGCCGAATGCCCTTGCACAGAATGGGATTTGGCAGGCGTTTACTTCTGGGACTATTCTGATTACGGATACAACAGGGAACTTTCTCGTGGTTGTAGCAGTGAAGTCGACGCTGAAAATGCAGAGGCTGCCTTGAAAGAGCTTGTCTGCAATTATGTTCCACAAAAGAAGATTATCAAGTATATCAATAGTATGTTTCATTGCGATCATCTGTGTCTCGAATACGACAAGTCGTGCCACATGTGGAGTTTTGAAAGAAAATCAAGATTCAGCATCGGCAAGAACGAGTGGTACAACATCAGAGATTTCACTCCTAACGAACTGAAGAACGAGGATGTTAAGGATGAGCTTACAGAAGAGCTTGAAGAAGATGATTTTGTTAATCTCCTTGAAAACTGCAAGGATATAGCATTCTACGAGTGGTCTTCCAGTGGATATAGCCAGGGAGATTATGTTAGAGGATATGCCTATTGCGACAAGGAGCGCTTCAAAAAGATGGTTGATACAAATACCAAGAACTGGAAGAATCGTGCCATCGAGCTGTTTGAGAGCGAAGTCAAGAATATTGGTATGTGGATGTGGGGTGATGTAAAAGGTTACGTCCTAGAAAAGAAACGCCCGTATACAAAATTGTACGAAGACGGTAAATCTTCTGATTCCTACGAGTGGGAACAGATTGATTCCTGCTGGGGAGAGTACTACGAGGACTCTGACGAACTGATCAAGGTCGCTCTCGAAGAGAATGGAATCAAACTAAAAGAAACAGCCTAACAAGGGGAGCTTGCATGCTCCTCTTCTATCAACCAAATTACAAAGAATTATGAAATTGAAACTTTATCACGACACAAGAAAGAAGTTCCGTGACTGCGTGGATGCGTGGACAATATACGTTCCTTATCCGAAGTGGCTTAGAGAAAAGACATGCGGTACAATGGGAACATTCCTCGGATGCACTCCAACGGAGACGGGAATGATACGGTGCATCTGGGAGCACGACGAAAGAAGATGTGGACGCCCGTATTTCGGCAAGAAGATTGATCCGAAGGATACCCCTAAAGCATTTCAGGAAATTTTCTACAACATGGAGAAGCTTTGGAACGAGGCAATCACCAAGAACACGAATGAAGCGTGGAAAGCATGGAGCGAAGTCTAAAATTGGTAGCCAGTTGGCTACCTGCCAATAACCAAATACAGAGAATTATGGAAAGAATTACATTTGTAGAGAAGGGCAGTAGAACCATCTACAGACTGGGCAGACGTATAGTATGCTACAGGGATGGTTACAGAGTTTATTTCGGTAAGCCATCAGATGTTACACACAACACGTTCGATGCACTATCAGAGAATATAGCACATGAGTATTGCCTGAAAGTTTGTGAGCGCAAAAAGTGGGAGAGGGTAAAATACAGCAATCCTGTCGCATACAACGCCCACAGAGTATTGAACGCATTAGCCTAAAAACGGAGGGAGCAATCCCTCTGACATTATTAACCAATAAATTATTAAGAATTATGAAGAAAAAAGAAATGTGGAAAGTACTTGGACGTGACGATTACGCACACAAGTCTCAAGAACTGAAAAAAAAGTGCGAGGAACTGGCGAAAGCTATATGCGATAAGCTCATTGAGCTTGACATGACAGAAATCTTCATCCCTCGCAGTGGTATTACCTTCAGAGTTATTACCGTGCAAATAAGTTGTATTAAACGCATTCTTCTTGCGCGAAAGAGTGGTACCATTTACTATTTGTTGCAAGAGTTTGGTATATGCGACATACATGCTGCTGATGAGCTTAATGTGAAGGTTGGTCGCGTAGTAGATGCACTTGGTTTTGTTACTCACTTGGACGAGATATTACAAGAAATATCGAAGATTGAGGACAAAGAAGTCGCAGACATCGAAGCTGCTCTCAAGAGACTCTAACATCTATCATCCGTGAGCGACAGGCGCACATCGGGTTCGAGACCCGACACGGAACAATATTAACCAAAATTACAAGAGTTATGAAGAGATATTACGTATCAGTCACAGAGCATTTAAACAAGGTAGTCAGCGTTGATGCTGAGAGTGAGAATGAAGCCGTACAGAAAGTGCAGGATGCCTATAATAATAGCGATATTATTCTTGACGCTGACAATTTCTCAGGTGAGGTTATCGAGATCGAACCAGATCAGGAGTACTGGAGAGAATCCGAAGAAGATGACAGCGTAGAACTCCAGCACATCGACTAAGCCAAAAAAGAGAGGGTAGCTCCCTCTCACAATAACCAAAACATAAGAATTATGAATGAAGACAGAATCCTAGAGATGTTCTTCGAGAAAGCCAGATGGCAGTATGCTATCGAGAAAGGCTTATTCAAGGACATGAACAAAGCAGTAATGTATCAGCTTACAACACCAGAGGCTCGTCTGGCCATGTATCAGAGGATCAAGAGCGGCAATTACAAGATAATGCCGCCTCATACAGCCAAGATTCCGAAAGACAACGGAGATTTCCGTACGGTCTATGTGAATGAACCTGTAGACAGAATTCTCTTGAGCATAGCAAACGACCTCTTGTTCGAGCTGATGCCAGAGATGGTGCATCCACGCTGTACGTCATACCAAAAGGGTATCGGCTGCGGTCGTGTGGTGCAAGATGTTTCTCGGATAATATACTCGGCAGATGGTAAAATCATCGGATGGAAAGGTGACTTCTCCAAGTACTTTGATTCCGTGCCTATTCGGTTCATCGACTGGGCATTCGACAAGGTAGAGGAGAAGTACGGAAAGTCTGCGCTGATAGATGTCATTCGTGACTACTATCACACGGATATCTATTTCGATGAGGACAATAACCTCTGTGAGAAGTATCAGTCCCTCAAGCAGGGATGTTCTGTTGCTGCATGGCTGGCTGATGTCATTCTCTATCATCTTGACGACAAGCTATCTAAGCTTAACGGATATTACGTCCGTTATTCAGATGATACGCTGTTTGTAGGTGAAGACTATGAGAAAGCCATGGATATCATGAAGAGCGAGCTGGAGATGATGCAGATGACGCTTAACCCAAAGAAGGTTGAGTATCTTGATGCTAATCACTGGTTTAAGTTCTTGGGATATTCCATCAAGGGTCACAATATCTCTCTGTCGTCCACACGTATCAAGACCTTTCAGAAGGAGATTGAGAAGAGGACGATAAAGAAACGTGACACCACGATGACGAAAGCCATCAATGCAGTAAACAGGTATCTCTACAAGGGGTACTGCGATTATTCCTGGTCTACTCAGGTTCTTCCGGTCATAAACGTGAAAGAGGACATCGACAAGCTCAACACCTTCGTCATGGACTGCATCCGTGCGGTCAAGACAGGCAAGAGAAAGGTCGGTGGTCTCGGATACGTGAAGACTCAGGCTGTAGGTTGCATAGACCGAGGTCGTGGAAGGAACGTGAAAGCCAACAGGAGTAAGACAGAGAGCGAAATCAAGGGGTATCTATCGATAGGTTGTGCTCAGAATGCCTTGCGGACGAGCAGGGCAGCGTACAACACATTGGTGAATACCCTGTAGATGAGCATCCTAGCGCAAGGATTTGCCGGAATGAAGATACAAGGTTTCAAATATCCCGGTTGCGGAGTGCATGGACCTCATCTCAATGAGATGGGTCCTACGCTCGTCCTAAACCGGATATTATCAATCTGATATAGCTATGCGCAGTATCTTCTGACCGGCAGACTCTGTAACCGAGCACACGGACGTGGGAGAAGGACGGACAGATTCAGGCGACGCCTCTATAACATAATCTGAACATCCGACAATGCATGGATGTTCATATAACCGCACAAGGCGTAGCTCATCAATGAAGTACAGATATGTGCCAGTCCGTATGACTCCCACCGGTGGCGCACACCACCACTCCCTGACGGATGGCTGAAGTTTATGCAACAGGTCTCTTAACCAGAGTAGTTGATCCTGGTCGTCGTCGCATTGCTTACGACGACCTGGATCATCTATTCTGGCGAATCCTGTGTCAAATCAGAAACATAAAGTATTGTGCCGAGCCACCGGTCAGGGAATCACCCTAGCACGAGGGTAGTCTTTAGAGGAGAGTGAATTTATGAGTGCTGTTTACATGCCGCCGGCCTCCCCGGAACACTATCCGGGTACTCCGGCGGCTTACAACAGCCCTCGAATCAAGCTGCTATAGCTACGTGCCACGCTCTCAGATGAAGACAACGTTATTGCCAAACGAGGTACACGAGGAGGTGTCGGTTTATTCAACCCGCCTTGTATCAACGCGATATGTCTGGTAATACCAGAAATCTCGCGTATCGGCAAGCGGGTTAAATCATCAGCCTATAGTAAGACAACAGACCTATGAGTGTACCTACAAACAACCATGTGAATTGCATCACGACTTATCAAGAGTATGAGGTTTAATACCACGTGAGTGGTATACCAGCCGCCTTCCGATATCTCCGCAGGCGCTGGTATCCAATCCACGGGGTTGAATCACGAACATATATCCATGCAACATAATACATGAGATAAGTCATGCGCATTGCAGCGATGTCTGGCAAGTTCTGAGAGTTCATCGAGCGTTTCATTGATTCTGAAGCCAAGGATGGGGAAGCGTACGCTTCCTGAGGTTGGCTTCATAACAATGCCACGCCATTAATCAAAAACTTAAAGCAATGCAACGTATCAGGTTGAGTCAGACTAGGTTATTGCGAGCCGAATGGTGCGCAAGGAGAATAGATTGTACAATACGGTATCAATCATCCTGAAGATCCAGGTGGTTACCTGGATCTGTCAGGACTTAGATACAGTATTTATCAAGACCTTATAGTTACGCAACAGATTCTCTGAGCGCACTCCCATTAACCAATATTTAAGAATTATGAACAGCAGATTACTAAAGAAGCTTGAGGAAATCAAGAAAGAGTACGAACCGTCAGAAGTTTGCATGGGAGAGATGCTTGATTCTGTAAGTGCAGACGGATTCTCTATCGAGGATGCCCACTGGTTGTATATGCGTGCAATGGAGTGGGCGAACGGAGATAAGTTCTATATCCACGTCGGAGAAGACGAAGATGTACTGAGTAAGGATGAACTCGAAGAAGCCAATTTGATAGTGCTAGAATAAGCACTATCCCTATTAACCAATACAATAGAATTATGACATACGACGAGATTATCAATGCAGTTGAGAATGGTGCTAAGTTCACCATCAACTTCCAGAAGAGGACATGTAGGATGAATGGTAAGATAGTAATGTCTGAGGAAGATAAGCCGAAAGATACACCTTACCTGACACATGCAGTAGTCCTGTTCGCAATAGAGCAGAGATACAAGGCATACAAGTATTCTGTGCCGTCTGAACGCTCTGAATCACATCGCCGCTACTACTTCAAGGCTTTGCCGGAGAAAGAGCTCTCAGACGAAGATATGATGTATGGTGAGCGACGAGAGGTAGCTAGATGTAAGCTGGAGCTATACATACTGATTCAGCTTCTAAGAGGCAACCTTGCATGGGAGAACAGGTGGGGAAGATGGTTCTGGAAGTCTGAAAATGACAGGGACCTGATTATCCTCAGAGACTGGGTTGAGCCAAACAAGGGTGGGGCGTAAGCCTCATCCACTAGAGTTAAATAAATTTTTAGTAACCAATTTAAAATTATTAGAATTATGAAGCAGATTGTAACAATCACTGGTGAGAACTTGAACATCGTAACTAACAATGTAGAGGCTACAGGTAAGAAGACCAAGGCACAGATGCGTCTCGAAGCTCTTAAGGCAGCAGGTGTTGATACTAGTAAATATTTCCCTCTCGGTGATGATCAGCTTATCAAAATCGAAAATGGTGCGGCTGTTCCTGTTGATATGGACGATGCAACCATCGATGCGGTAGGCAAGCAGATTGTCGATGGTGGATACGTAAGTAACTGGAAGCTCTTCCGTCGTTGGGTGATGAGTCAGATGTTCCACATGTTGCGAGACATGGAGAAGGACGGCAAGTCATTCAACGAGGTGTTGCAGAAGAAAGGCTACGAGTACCAGTGGCGCATGTTGGAGAACGAGCTGTATGCTCAGATGAAGATGTGTGACCACAAGGACTACGAGAATCTCAAGGCGAGAAACCGCTGGTTCAACGGAGTTGTAGCACACGACATGGCTATTGACTACATCAGCAAGCTCCGCAGCTATATCGACGACAAGTGCATCTACACTGTCAAGGAAGACAAGGATGGAAAAAAGAAGAAGACATACAAGCATACCTGCAAGGGTAATCCTTATATCCGTCTTCAAAACGAAAACATCTTCGTCGCTGACTTGGAGAGAAAGGTATACAATCCTCTCCGTGACCTTGCCAACAAGATGAGTGCTGTAGAAACCTACAAGGAACTCTACGATGCCGTTCGCAAGTTCAACAAGAACCGCAAGCATCTCGCGTGGGATACCAAGCAGGCTGATGCGTTCATTACTGCCTACAAGGGTTCAGGTTCCTACTACACGATGAGAAACCTCATCATGTTCCACGGAGCAAGATTCCTGAAGAACGGACGAAAGATGTCAGAGACAAATTCTCTGAAGGAACTTGAGTCTAAAGCCAAGCTCTACGATGAAGAGGGTTGGAAGATGCTCGGTGTACTCAAGCAGCTTATCAAGGACAATAATATCAGCGTCCAGGGCAAGATTCTTGAATGGAAGAAAGCCAAGAGCGAGAACAAGTAATCATCAGACGTAAGGTTCGCCGCCTAAAGAATGGTGGCTCGGCAGAAATTCACAAGAGCTTCTTCAACGAAGGATCTCCTCCAGTCACTACTGGAGGTAATCCTTCGAGCTAAAGCTCTCTAGATCGAACTATTAAAGCAAGGCGCCAGCCGGGGACCATTCTAGCCAAAAGTCGGTTACTGATTCGGTAACCGATTCAATGTTTAACCAAAAAAAATAAAGAATTATGAAGGAAATAAAGAAGATGATCAATACGAGCAAGCTTGCTCCTGCTCCTCTTGACAACAAGAACGTCATGCTAGACTGGTGGGAAGAAAACATGTTCGATGACGGAAGCTATTCATTCTCCGGGAATACATACCTCGGATTTATTGCAGGAGTTCCCGTAATGGCTACCATCAAGGATAATTTTGTTGAGCTTAAATGCATTCCGCAGCCATTCCGCAGTATGGATAAGCTTGACGATTTCGGAAATGCGGTAATCAGAAACATAACGGGAGACGACTGTCACCTTCTTACCGCAGTGATTTCGGAGCATAAGCAGTACATAGATGACGAGCGCGAGGAAGATATGAAACTTATCGTAACATTCTCCATCTATAATGGAGAAGCTATAATTTCATTCCACTGGAATGTACCGAAAGATTAGCCAAACATGTCAGTCGTTAGAAGCGGCTGACTACTCATATCATAACTAAATTTTGTTTAAATGGTTCAAGCCGGTCTGTCGTGAGACACGCCGGTTTTTTGTTCCACAAGTTTAACCAATTTTAAATTAGAATTATGAGTAGAAATTACTGGACATTAGGTAAGGAAGGAATGAAGACTCGTCTGTCAAAGGCACAGGCAGCTTATGAGAACGCATTAGAGAACGTAGAAAACCTACACGTCAAGATTAGCGATGGCAATACAAAATTGGGAGCAATCCCTTCCATATCACTCATCCCGGTCATGGACTGCGGCAACTGCGCTATCTGTGCAAAGAGCTGCTACGACCTGCGAAACGACCTTATCTACAAGGAGGTAATCAAGACGAGAGCTATCAACTCGGCAATCTATCATGAGGATCCCGAGCGATACTTCAAGGAGATTGACGGGTATCTCGACTACAGATTCCCTCGCGCCTTCCGATTCCATATCGGTGGTGATATCCAGGATAAATGGTATCTTGACAAGATGTGCGATATTGCACGCAAGCACAAGGATACCAAGTTCCTGGCGTTCACGAAGATGTTCGATGTATGCAACGAGTATCTCGATGAGGGCAATGTAATCCCAGAGAACATGCATATCCTATTCAGCGGATGGCTTGGTCTTAAGATGGATAACCGCCATGGATTCCCTGAGGCGCATCCTATCTTCGAGAGCGGAACGTCTGCTCCGGAAGGAACACGTCTGTGTACCGGAAACTGCACAGAGTGCCTGAAGGAAGACAGACTATGCTGGTCCATCGGTAAGGGGCAGGCGGTAGGATTCCTTGCACACTAGCCAAAAATCCTCGTCAGGAATGACGGGGTACTATGTCTAACCAATTAAAATTTTGAATTATGGCAACAGCAAGAAGAGAAACAAAAATGCTCAAAGCTTCCGACATCATGAAGAGAAAGGGCATTGTCCAGAAACAGATGGACATGAATAAGTTCAATGAGGTTGTAGAGAATTTCTTTATGACCCATGAGGCGAAAGAAACGATTCTCCTGACTCCAAAGAGATTCATCGAGATGGACAACCCGCCAGAGGAAGACTTCATCGACTATCTCGACGTGAACATATGGGCAAAGAAGAGTGAGGACCTGGATGATCCGTTCGACTTCACCGACTATCAGTTCATGAAGAAGAACGGAATGCTCCGTCCTATCCTTATGGTGAACGAGCCTTTCATCGGCAATGCTGCCGGGTGGCTGAGAGATTTTTGTGGATTCACTGTGAAGAGCAGAACACGAAAGAAGAAGAAGGAATACATCGTGTCTCTGCCGGTGTAAAACCGAACAAGGCGTGGAACATTATTGTTTCACGCTCCCAACATTAACCAATTAAATAGAATGATTATGGAAATAGTAGATGTAAATGTGTGTAAGTTGGACAATTACAACATGGAGAACGAACTCTATTATGAGTCTCTGTGGGAGAAGATGTTCGATGAAGGTAAATATACGGACGACGGATGCAACGAGGCTGTCGGTTTTATCTATTCTAACGCCTGTCACGCAGAGGTATATGGCAATGCGATGGATGTCACATGGATAAAGGATTGTGCGAACAATCTACGCCTTGCTATTGTTGCAAACGATTTGGTGAATAATCTTATTGGCACAGAACAAAAGAAAATTATCACCGAGGAGAACAACGGAACCACGCTCCTTACTGACGATGGCATATATCTTAACATCTTCGTCAATTTCGAGATGCGTCACATACAGATTCTCGCTTACCAGGAAGCCTAAAAAGCCCTCTTCGGAGGGTGCAATGTTTTACCAATTAAAATTAAAGATATGAATGATTTTTTGAAATTAGCAGAGAATTTAGGATGGAGTTATAATGTTGACGATACACCTAACGAAAGAGGTGAGGTTTGCGTCGAGTTAGAGAAGTATTCCCCACAAGGCCAAGATTTCATTGCCACAATTTGGTTCGAGAATGGCAATAAGTCTGACTTCATGGATAAGTTGTATCAATATTATAGCGACTTCGATCCTGACGAGGAAGCCAGTAAATGGATTGGCGAGGATGGACATGGTGCTAACGGCGCACCATACAAATTATCGGATATTTTGCAAGATATGGAGGATTGCAAGGATATGCTACTAGATTTATGGCACGAGTATTTTTACGATGAGTACCCAGAAAATCGTCCAAATGAGACCGACGAAGGGAAGCGACTCGCAGGAGAAATCGAGGAGAAATCCGGAAAGCATTACCACTCGTGCTCTCTACAGAATTATCCGAGCGGTAAGTACGGCGTTATCATTGATGGATGCCAGAAGTTTCTATCGGAATGCAAGGAAGAGGCATTAGCCTATATGAAAGGCGTGCTTGTGGGCCTTGATATCGAAAGAAAAGACTAAGCCAAACAAGCCTGCCAGGAATGGCGGGCATCAAGTTAAACCAAAATATTAAGATTATGAAGAGAAAAGTATTGAAAGACAAGATTGATGAGTTGCGTTCAACAGCAAAGATGGAACTTGCATGCACCATCCGTGAGATAATGAGAGAGCGCGGAATCCTAAGCAAGGAACTTAAGAACCCAGTTAAGTGCAGCGACGGGCTTTTCGAAGCTGTCCTCATTGAAACTAACGGCAAGGATACCGCTATCCCGACTATCACGCTACGTATGATGAGCTACAAAAGAGTGGTAAAGAGAGTATCCCCTATGGATTTTGAGATGGATTTCGAGTCGCTCGCCCGTATTGCTTACGAGCTAAACGATGAGTTTGAAAGTTAATTTAGCGTTAAAAACGGCAAAGACGATGGTTTATATTATAAACTTTTCGTATCTTTGCCACTAGTAACCAAAATTATAGAATTATGACAGAAGAAATAAGAATCAAGACAAGAGATTGGGAGAGACTTCTGAGCTACACTCAGCAGCAGAAGTACAAGACTGCCATCAAGCAGGGTTGGTTCTCTGACTATCACGACAATTCGTGGAGACATAGCACCTTCTACGGTGCGTACATCTGGAAGTATCCGAAGATGCTCAAGGTTGCCAGAATGTTTGAAGAACTCATCGGGCATAAGCCATTATGGGAAGACATCACCGACGACAATCTGCGCGACCTCTTCGAGAAGATCCAGGAGAACTACGCTCCTAACTCGGCAAGAACCGTATGTGCAACCATCAAGGCTGTGATACGTGAGAACGATGCTACCAGGGAAATCCCTAGTCCTACGTTCGGCAGAATACTTAGAGCGAAGGCTGTACCGGTCCAGTCTGTATATCTCTCTGATGAGGAGATAAACAGAATCATAAAGTACAACCCTCACGGGAAAACAAAAAGATATGTTCAGAGAATGTTTATCATGGAATGTCTCTGTGGCGCACGTTACAGCGACTGCCAGAGAATGACGGAAGAGAACATAGATGATACCGGACACTTCCTCGTGTATGTTACTCAGAAGACAAAGACCGAGGTAAGGGTTCCACTTCACAAGAAGCTCCGCAAGTTCCTCGTATGCGGTACTGGTGACGAGCCTCTTCCGGGTGAGATAGGTGAAAGGACGTTCAATAGAGCACTCCGCGATATCTGTCGTGACTGCGGAATAGATACGAATACAAAGGTGTTCAAAGCAGGAAAGGAAGAGACCGGAAAGAAGTATCGGTTCGTATCATCCCATACCGGCAGACGCTCGTTCGCAACGAATCTCTCAAAGAAGGGAGTGCCGTTGGAGCAGATTGCCGTCATGATGGGACATACTAGTAACGGTATGCCGAATATCCAGATGACACAGCGCTATATCGTCGGTAAGACCGAGATTGACAGCAATACACTGAGATTGTTCGGCGTCTATGAAGAAGACCTCGATAACGGTATAGATGAGGATTAAGCTAAAACTGGAGGTGGTTAGAAGCCATCTCCTGCCATTGTTTAACCAATTAAAATAATGAATATGGTAGAAGATTATACAGTAGAAGAGTTGAATAAACTCATCAATGAGTGTCGGAAGAAGTACGAAAAGCTAGAAAAGGAGACCGTTATGAAGGCTCTGACTGGCGAGATTGGTACGAACTCCGCAATGGTGGAAGAGTTGGAGATTCTCAACATCCACTATCACGATGAAATGGATGAGTACGATATCACTGCACCTGACCTGAATCCAGATCTTATCGATAACTTCAAGAGGGCAGAGCGTGATGGCAAGAACGTCATCTTCGAGGCACAGGAATATCTTAAGATCCTGGGAATGTGCGAAGAAATGTTCAACCAGAAGCTATGGGTCAACGAAGATGGCCACATATGCGATGAAGAAGGTAATAGACTTTCCGCCGACAGAGAGCATCGTGTTTTCGAAGTTGTTAAGTGCGGGAAATAAGATATTTCTAGTTTTTCATAGCTAGATTGTTTAAATGAGTGTCCTCTCTTGCCCGTGAGGGTAGGAGGGGATTTTTTAGAACGGCCCCGATTAGCCAAAAATAGGGAGCTTCGGCTCCTGCCAATTAATAACCAAGCCCTACGCAACACGGTCAAGCAAATTTATATGAGTGAAAAACTAGTAGTAAAGATTCTCATGATTGCTGGAAATATTGCCGCTGTCGTGTCTGCATTGGTTGTCCTCTACAATCTAGGCGCAGCAATATTTGACTCGGACCTCAAAGCTTATGCCGCAATAGATAGAATCCCAATCGGCATTGCTTCCTTTCTATCATCCGTCGTACTCATCGGTTTCGCGTATATCGTAAAACATGTGTGCGAAGCCAAGGATTAATTCAAACAACTAGCCGCTTATCACTTAACAGATAGGCGGCTATTTTATTAAGATAACCACCAAAAAAGCAACGAAAATCACACTTTTTTCTTAAACTACGTTAATTGTAAATATTCTGTACTTTAATGAATATTGCAATCAGCTGTTTTTACTTCGCTTGAAACCTTTAGTTATACCAGTATCTTTAAAATGCTTGTCCTCACTTTTTACTTTAATAAGTACGGTTTATGGTGAAAACTGAACTATTGCACAGAACAGAAAATCGTAGTATCTTTGCAGCGCTTGTTAGTAGTAGCGCACTAAACAACAGACATTGAGTATACAGTGATTATTCACTTCCCTATACGAAACCCTATCCAGAGTTCGGAGCGCTACACGAACAAAGGATAGGGTTTTCACTTTTCCTATTCCTTTGTTTGATTAGACAGGTAGTCTTGGTGGCTTGTCGGCTTGATACACTCGGCTACACAGACTTTAAACCCACGTCACAAGAGGTGCATGGTGACACCGCAGGAACTGAAGGCAGAAGGCGGGCAGGGCTGGGCGTACCCAGAAAGCTGCTTAGATTAGGTGCTGTACGATTTGGCAACCGGTCCGACCGAAGGGGCTCATTATACTGGGTTCATGTAACTTCGTGTGGAATATTCCTACCAAGCTCTCATCGTTTCAATGACTGATGGGGGTAAGGGGGAGAACCACTCTCTCAGAGGTCTATTGCCTGTTTCATATAACCTTTTTAGAAAAGAAAATATTAATTTTAAATAAGTAAATATAGGGAAGATGAAAGTTAATGAAAAGAATATAGGGTATGTAAGACATAGTTTTACTCCTGTAAAGAACAAATTGCTCAATAAAAACTCGAAAACCGAGTCCAAATTTGAGCAGATGTTAATTGATGCCAACATCTACTTCACGAGAGAGAAGGGAAACTACAAGATTGGCACAAGATGGTGCTATTACGATTTCTTCGTTCCGTATTGGAGAATGTACTTTGAACTCGATGGGGCATCACACAACTCGCAAGAGCAAAAGGTTATCGATTCTCAAAAAGACCGCATCATACGCAAGAAGCAGCGCTTTATCTGTAGAATCAGTAATGATTACGTCTTGGACGAGATGACCGAAATTGATTTCGATATAGCAAAAGATTTGCTTTGCAAGTATATAGAAAAGTCTGGCTTTGTTCGCAAAAAGGCAGACACATACGAAAGGGCTAAGAGCTACTATGAGTTCAATCTCAAAAAGAACCATGCTCAATCGGTAGAAGACTTCACGTCCAACAATGATAGCGTTGATTTTAATGACAATCGACAGATTACGTTATATAACAACCTGACTGGTATGTTTTATACATTCGAGAATATTATCGACGCAACCCTGAAGACCGGCCTGAAGGCCAAGTATATCTGGGAGCTCTGCTATACTGAGTATAAAAAGGTCGGGAATCTCAGAACGTACGTTGCTGCATTTTCCGTCGAAGAGTGCGAGAGGAGAGTTGCGATAGTTTACGAATAATTAGGTTAGAAAAAATTAGCAATATGGCAAGAATAACAAGAAACAAAGCTGCCGAGATACTGGGAGTGTCAAGACAGACTATAAGCAACTACATCAAGGAAGGAATCCTTGGAAGCTACGTAGGCGAACACGGCATCCTGTATGTCAACAGCGAGGATATTGAGAAATATGCTCAGAAATACAAGATGATTGCAGCAAACGAGAAGATGATTGACGAGAAGTTCAAGGAAGTCGAGTATCGCAAGCGCGCAATCAACGTCGAGCTCACTGAGCTGAGAGACAGAGCTACCGCAAACGGCAAGCTGGCTGCAAACGCCGTAGGCATGCTGTTCGGTGTAATCAATACAATGTCGCATCTTGGTGTATTACCGAATCTGACCTATCGTGAGTCCAGTCTTCTGAAGGACATCATTAACGGAATGACCTATGACGAGCTGTCAATCAAGTACGGCGTGTCTGCAACGAGAATCAGGCAGATTGCAGAAAAGACTTGCAATAAACTCACCTACAACGAGGATATTGTAATTGCTGAGCTCTCAACGAACAGAACCTTGCAGTATGAGGTTGAGCGCCTGAAGAAGGTAATCAAGTCGCTACAGGTAAGCTTCGACGAATACCGGCGCGCGAAAGGAGACAAGCCTGTCAGTAGCGCAGTTCTTCCTCCGCTGATCCTTTCCAGGGATATAAATGACTGCGGATTCTCTGTGCGCATCCTGAATATGTTCAAAGCCTTCGGCGTATATACAGTAGGTGACCTCGTCCGTAACTTCACCGGGCGGTCGGACTTGATGAAGGTCAGGAATCTCGGTAGAAAGAGCGTCTGGACTATCCTTGACTTCGTTGAGGAAAACAATCTCGACTTCAAGGAAAACGGAGAGTCTGAGGAAGACTTCTATATCAGGCTCAACAACAAGTTGTCAAACCAAAAAGATTAAGTACATGAAAATAAGACTAAACAAGAGTACTGACCGTCTGGAAATCAGAACCGAAAAGAGAATGATAGCCTTCAGTTGCGATATTCTGAAAGGTTCTTATTACCTAGTACCGACTGTAAGATTTGACGTCAGTAGGGCATACGGAGAGAAGAGCATCTGGTTCTTCTTCCTAGGTGTTTTTGTGTTGATTGATATTTTTAAAATAAAAGACTAAGTATATTTTTTTTTAAATTTTTAAACATTATGAGTGTAAAAAACATTATTTTGGCATCAGTACTCGCAATAGTAGTACTCGCCGCAGGTTCAGTTATCGGTTGTTATTTCCATTACAACAACCAGGAAATCTCACTTCGCCAGCAGTCAGAGGCTCAGCGTGGCAAGATTGAGGGTGTTCACGACAAGATGTGGAAGGTTCTTCAGCAGAAGGCACAGGTTACGGATGAGTACAAGTCCGCATTCGAGTCCATCTATCCGAAACTTATTGAGGGCAGATACTCAAAGGGAGACGGCTCTCTTATGAAGTGGATCAAGGAAAGTAATCCTAACTTCGACGTTTCGCTATACAAGGACCTCATGCAGTCCATAGAGATTCAGCGCTCCGAGTTTCAGACATCACAGGAGAGAATGCTCGATATCATCCGTGAGCACGAGACGCTCGTGAAGACATATCCGGCGAAGTGGTTCATCTCCGATACAAAACCTATCGAATACAAGGTTATCTCCTCATCCAAGACAAAGATGATCATGCAGCTTGGAGAGGATAACGACGTAGACCTGTTCAAGAAATAACGGCTTATGGAAATATTCATATTTCTAATCCCATTCGTGGTTGCTGCTTTCCTGTTGATTTTCTTCAGGAAGCAGACCACCTGGTGGGAATACGCAGTACTTATTGTTCCTTCCATCCTCATAGGCATCCTCATGGAGTTCGTGTTCAAGCAGTCCAATGCTGCTGACACGGAGTATCTCGGAAGCTACGTTACAAGAATCCGTCATTACGATGCCTGGAATGAGTACATACACCGCACGTGTACAAGGACCGTTGGAAGCGGAAAGAATCAACGTACGGAAACATACGATTGTTCGTACGTAGACAATCACCCTGAACGTTGGACTTATTTTGATGCTAGGAACAAGGAAGAATACTTCATGACCGACAACGAGTTTAATGTAGTCAGAAAGATTCTCGGAACCCAAAGCGTGTTCATTGATATGCACAGGGATTACTACACTAAGGATGGCGATGCTCAGGAATGGGCGTGGGATGGCTCTATTGAGAACTCGTACACATTATCTTCCGAGCACGATTATAAGAATAAAGTGAAAGCATCACGTTCTATTTTTAAGTTTGAGGATATAGATTATCAGCAGGCGCGAAAGCTTGGACTGTTCGAGTATCCGGATATCGTTCTTTACGACCAGAATCCTGTTCTCGGACTGAAGATCCCGAAAAATCAGGAGAAGGCGATGAGATGGCTGAACGGATACTATGGCGAGCGGAAGCAGTTTAGGGTGTTCGTCCTGTTCTTTATGAACAAGCCGGAAGAAATCGTTGAAAAGCAGCGCTCATACTGGCAGGGCGGCAATAAGAATGAGCTTGTCGTGTGCGTTGGTATTGACAAAAACAAGAATGTCAAGTGGTGCAACGCATTTTCATGGTGTGATAGCCCGGTCGTAGGCGTTAAGAGTAGAGACTGGTTTATGAGCAATCCTGTAAATCTCGAAAAGTACGCCGAGTATATCGGTCCCATTGTAGAAAAGGAATGGCACAGAAAGAACTTCGAGGATTTTGACTATCTCACAATTGAACTTACCGACGTACAGTACTGGGCCATCATTATTATCTTGCTTATATTCAATATTGTAATGAGCTCCTGGATTGTAACCAATAATTATAAAAACGATTTGTAGCGTATGAAAGAAAGATTAAAAATGATTTTCGACCGCATCGACATCTTCGTCGTGTGCATTGTCTTCGGGTGCTGCCTCACTGTAGCGGAGGTATTCATAGGAACCTGGGGAGGGTTTGTTCTTTTGTTTATAATGACTTCCCTTATTACTGAAGTCTGCTACACCCTCCGCTGTAACGAGAAACTGAAAATAGAGCTGATAGAGACAAAGGAAAATCTGAAGAAGGCTGAGAAAGAGTCGGATACTGCAAACCATCAGATCGTCAAGAAGAGTAGAATTATCCGATTCTACGTCTTACTGGAAATGTTGTGGAGGGAGAGATGGAAATGCGAACACGCAAAGGTTAATTACTGCAAGCACAGGATAACATTAAGACAACTTATCGATGCGATGAATCATTCCGATAAGAGGTGTGATGAGATTTCCAATATAATCTTTGAGCTTACCAAGTATTTGAACAAACTCGACAAATAGATACTTGTCACAAAACAACTTTCCCCACGCCATCGGCAAATGACGTGGGGATTTTCTTTGTTAACCGTTCAGATAGTCGATGACTTTTCGGTTCGCCTCGTCTATCTTCTTATTGTCGAACTGAATATAGAGGTCGGTGGTGGATGAATCCCATTCACTATGGCCCAGAGCCTTGCCGATAACTTCCTTCGGAATATCGATGCTCGCAGCTATGGTAGCCCAGCTTCTTCTGGCCGTATACCATACTATGTCCTTGTGTAGCGGTTTGATTTCTTTCTTGATCAAGGCGCCACGCTTGTTTTTCTTCATTTCTGTTGGTCCGATTCTCTTCAGGTAATCTCCTAGCGTTCTTCGGAAGCTTGATTCCTTCGTTCCGTCATCCAGGATACACAGAAGATGCTTTTTTCCCTTATACTTCTTGATGATTTCCATCGCTTCCGGCTCAACCTTGATGTCGTAGAGTCTGCCGGTCTTGTTGCGCTTGTATTGAATGCGCCCTTTCTTGATGCAGTCGGCAGGAAGTTCGAGCAGGTCGGAGAGGTTGATGCCTATCAGATAGAACCCGAGCATAAACAAGTCACGGTACTTTTCCATGAAAGGCTCTACCGGAAAGTCACGATACTCCCTCATCTCCTCGGCACTCAGATACAGGTACTGCTGACGCTCCGTCTTGATGGAAAACTTACGGAAAGGATATTTGGTGGTAATCTCGTTATCTATGGTCCAGTTGAACACCGTACGTATATTTCTGAGGTCGATGGCTATTCCACCGCTCATTCGGCCTTTCAGGAGCTCGTGTGCCTGGAATCTTTCGAGCCAGTCCCTGTCGATGTTGTCGAAGTCGGCATGCTCATCGAATGATTCGATCCTCTTCCTTGTTCTTAGAAATATCTCCTTGGTGCTGTCCTTGGCCTTGGTCTTGATGAACTCATCGATGTAGTAGAGGATATTCTTCTCTACAGAAGCTGCCCTTCCGTTTATGATGGCTTTGATTTCGTCCTTCATCCTTGCTGCCGGAAGATCACCATTCATATAGACATATTCTTCCACGGACGCAAATAGCCTTGCTAGCATGGCCGTCTTGGCTCTTGCGTTCGGAACACTCTTCGGGAATACCATCCCGCTGAACTTGACGGTACTCGTGATGCCGGTATAGACCTGGAATCTCTTTCCCTGATAACTGATGATGAAGAAAACCTTTAGGGACTTTCCTTCAACGTACGTCTTGATGCTATTCATACTTACTCACAGATTTTACTCACAACTCAATTTTACTCACATATTACTCACAAAACTACTCATATTGGCGTACATTATGCACGATTTTGTACCTATTTTGTGGGTGAAAATTATGATTTTTGATTATGTTTTTATAGTGAAAAACGATGTAAGTGGCTGATTATCAATACTTGAGCGAGATACGGGAGTCGAACCCGCCTCACAGGCTTGGGAAGCCCGTGCACTACCGATGTGCTAATCTCGCGAAGGAAAATACTAACTCCTTTCACAAGAAAGAGCCACGAGCGGGA